GGAGCCGGTTTCGGTCTGGGCGCCAATCTGGTTGGCGGTCTGAGACTTGTCGCATAAGTCCCATCCTAATTTCCTAACATAAAAAATAGAAATGTCTACTTTTTATGATGTTACAATTTTGTTTACAAGAATTCTTTGATAATGCCGCATATGTCCCTGCTAGCGACATACCGGTCAGTCAATCTGCGAATATGCAATTGTGTCTCTATCGGCCATTGCTTGATTTGATTACATACTTGTTCCATATCGCACTGTGATTTGACGTAATATGTCTGTCTCGCCTTATTTCTATCGTTTGGGTTAGTCATTACAGATATTGTTTCTATTTCATCTCCAATATCATCGATTAAACGATTAATGTGGGTAACAAATACTTTATACATCTCTTGTTGTCTTTTGTTGTAGCCCAATAAGCTTGAATATATGGTACTTAGATGCATGATTGCTTCGTATACATGACGAATTCGGTATTCTTTGTGAACGCGCTGATACTCAAAATACACTTCATCACACAACCTATTGTATTTTGTGTGTGTTTCAGAAACAAATGTGAACAGGCGATGGAGTGAACTCCCCGATTTATATGGAATATCTTCGACAGCATCAATCGAATGGAAAGTGCCTATGTCGCCGGTGTTCAATTCATATGGAGTTTCATAGTACTTAGATACACTATAATACTCATTCGTCAAAAGGCAATAGAACCCTTTGTATACCCCTCCCTCCTTCCTAGGCGTGTCGTCATGAATGTCGCTCGTATTCGTCAACATGAGGTCCGAAATGTATTCCATTACGCTATCTGGTTCTTCCGTTATAACTCCAAATTGCACGGTGTAACCCGTGTCAGATAGTTCGGGAGGGAGATTATTCTTATTTTCTGTAATGTAATTGCGTATGTTCGTAAGAGCATCGTGCAAGATACGAGTGCATTTGCTATCCATAGACTTCGACAATCGACTGCGACTAGGATTATTGCCTGTAGCGGTCATACGCTGTATGAAGTCGTTCTCGATATCTTTGACTAACATAGTGGAGTTTGTGAAAGTATTTGCTTATAGTTGGTATAGTTTTTACTGATATACACTGGTTGTCTATAACTTTTTCAATTTTATAGACAACATACACCCGTTTACGCATCGTAATAGGGACTGTCTTGGATTTTCATACCACAATATTGTTGAGGCTCCTTTTTATAATCAGCTGGGTCATGAATGCCGGCTTCCTTCGCACACTCCAGTAAGAACTTGAAATTTTCCCAGAACTCACTCTTGTGTCCGATGGACTTGGTCATGACGTGAGACAATTCATGAATGGCAACAAAAGTTAAGGTGTGCTTATCGATCAAGCGATTGTTGTTTTCTTTTTTCTGGTTCAAGCAAAATGCTACCTTCTCGCCCTTATTTTCACTGTAAGCAGTATACGTACTTGTAGGTAACGTTTCTGTTATTTTTTTGGGATTGAAGTTTTCTACTAGACGCTTCACATTTTCACGATCTGCATATTTTTTGCCTACATATTCCACTAATTTTTTGCAATTCACTGTCACTTCTGCTAATAAATCTGCTGCTTGGTTGATATCATTTCTATCACGCACACAATATTTATTTCCATCTACACCAGAAACAATGCACTTTAATTGAAAACTTTCTATATTATCGGAGTAAACATAGTAACTTATAAATAAAACGAGGATTATCATAATCCATCCTAAAGTGTCCGACGAAGCCATTATATATAATGCGTGTATATTTCTACTTACTAACAATAGTATTGAATGAATATTATTGTTATTGTACAATTAGTATATAAGTCGCTTAACGCTGACCAAGTTCAAGGGGAGTGCGACCAAGATCGGGCTCGATGGTGCTGGTCATCCAAGGTCCAACATCCTTCTTGGCAATGACGGGGTCAGAGCGAAGCTGCAGGTTGGCGTTTCTCAGGGTCTGTCCAACGCTATCAAGACCAATGTGGTAACCAGCCTCAAGCATGTCGCCACCGGCAACACCCTCAGCAGTCATCACGTTGGGGTTGAGCTCGGCGAACTTGCTGTTCTCGTCCTTAGGGAGAAGGTCAGCGGGGTTGGCCACGTTTTGCATCTCGTATCCAAGAACGGGAGCGTCATTGGGCTTCACTTCGCCCTCCTTCTTGGGTTCCTCGATCTTTACATTCTTCTCGCTGGCGACACCAGTTTCCATATTGTCGCGGACGAGAAGTTTGCCGTTATTGTAGGTATAAAGGGCACCACCCAGGATAATTAAAAGAAGAGCCCACATAACGATGGTGGTCTTATCTTTGGTGAAGAACTTTGCGAGTCCAGATTGTATTTTTTTGAACATGCTTACTTATATATAAACGCTTGATAAAATTATTTGCTCTATAATTTTATAAATTCCTAAAATTCACTTATATTTTCATCACTATCACTTTCTTCAAGGTCGTTCAACATATATGTATTTTTAATATTCTTTGCCTCTAAATAACAATTCAAAGCCATCTCCTTGGCCATCTTCGCTTTTTTTCGTGCTTCATAATACATTTCATAGTAAATGTCGTTGCGTTCTTTTAATTGAATGGGTGTTTCCTTTTCCAGATCATCCAACGGAAATGATACTTCCTCCATTTCATTCGAGGCGATATCAAATGTATCTTCCATAATTTCTAATTGTTCTCCTAAATCCTGGTCGTTCGTAGTAGTTTCTAAAATAGTAGTTGGTTCTTGTATGTCTTCTTGATCAGTAGTTTCGTTTTCTACTGTATTTCCTAAATTATATGAAATATCTACCGGAACTTCTGGTATATTTTCAGATTCATATGTTATATAGTCGTCTTCCGTACTATTCGTTTCGTCCACGGTTTCGACAAGTACCTCCTCTACCATATCCACTGGTTGGGGTGCTGCCTCCTTTACCATATCCACTGGTTGGGGTGCTGCCTCCTCTACCATATCCACTGGTTGGGGTGCTGCCTCCTCTACCATATCCACTGGTTGCTTGATTGCGATGGAAGCGTCTACATTCGCATCAAACAAACATTTATCAAATGGGTTGCTCGGCTTTACAATCATTAATTGCTTTGTTTCAAGTTCCATCTGAAAGTTTCGAGTTCCACACTTAACTCCCTTTATTTCTAAAATGCACATTACTTGCGTGGTATCATTGATATCATCCACCGACACTTCATTCTGATCACTATCATACACTTTGATTGCCGGCATTCCCAATGATGTAGCAATGCTAACGCGCAGAATGTAGTATTTACCCGATCTGAATATTCGGAATGGAGACGAAAAATAATTTTCAATGTCGTCTTTCTCCATATCTCCATCAAACCATTTGGAACGATTTTTATAGATATATTCGACCGTCGTTTCTTCTAATTTTTCCATCCACTGAATAAAATCGGCATCTTCATTCGTAAAGAGCAAATCAATGTAATATTTTTTAGATACATTAAGAATGCCCTGTTTAGTCAAACATTGAGGAGGCTGGACATATAAAGATTGGTCATTCGCTTTGTATTTCATAAAGTAATTTCCATTTCCAACTCGAATAGGTGAACTTAGAGATACTTTTTGAAAATCAAACTGCTGAAAGGTCTTGTTTCCGCGATAAATCGTCTGCATAATTCAAATATAATATATAAGAAGGCAGTTCTTTATTTACATTATTATACGAATCAATTCGTCCAAATACAAAATTAAAAATAACATTCTAAATAAATTATGGGAACAATCAAAGATTCTTTTTTATCATTTTTTAAAGATAAAGAGATGAAGCAAAATATAAAAGAAATATTGCTACCAGTTACCGACATCGTGTACAATGAAATTTATATTTATGTGTGGTGTATTTGCTTTTTCAACTTGTTTCTGTTCATTATTATTTTGGTAAATTTGTTTATATTGTTACGGATATCAGGAAAAGTAATATTATATGAAACCATTCATCCAGCGTAATCTCAACGAATACTGTATTAAAGGAATATAGATTGTACACATTTATGTGCGCAAGATAAAATATGCTTATTTAGTAAAGATAAATGAACCCACCAAACCAACTCGTTGAAAAGTTTGATAAAAATAAACTTACTGAAAATGTTCAAAAATGGGTATTTATCGAAGGAAAATTAAAAGAAGTGAACGAAAAAACGAAGAAGATGCGTGAAATGAAAACGCAACTCGGAAAAGATATTTGTGGGTATATGACGGAGAACAAATTAAATAGTCATATTGAGATTAGTGACGGAGAATTACGTTTCTTTGAAAAAAAAGAATATACTCCACTCTCGTTCGGGTACATTGAAAAACGGTTGCACGAAATCATTGCAGAAGATGACCAAGTGGAGTTCATTATCAAATATCTGAAAGAGAAACGCGAAACCAATACCTATGTAGACATTAAGCGTCATTACAACAAGTAATTTATCTATTGATAGTATAAATGGAGTATCAATACAACGCTGATAAAACAATAGGTGGATGTTCCTTGAAGAATTTTATGAACGAGAATATAACCAACTATGGAGGCGGATCACCTTCCTACATTCCGCAGTCATTGGACAAATTCGCAGATTTAGTCATACCAGCAGGATTTGTATTGCAGTCACAATGCAGCGGTCCCGGTGTGAATATAAAACCAAATAAGGTGTCGACTATTCCCGATCAATTATTTGATTCGATGTTTCAAGCTGTTTCCAAACAACCCAAACACAACAGAACGCGAAAAATAAGAAAAAATCATTAAAACGTGACGACTATGTTATAATGATTTAATCCAATTTATATTTATATTGGGGGCATCGATTGCAAGTAATTAAAGAACTCGTCCATACGCAGTTCCATATATTTTCTAGGGATTTGAAATTCATTGTCTTTTTTCATTATTTTGTATTGTTGGTATCGGTTCGTCAGTTTCTGACGAGTATGAAGCAACGATTTTGATATACATTTATTTTGGTGATGGTAATCATACAACACGCTCTTCGCCTGCGATAATAGTTCATTATCATATTCTACCACATTTTCTGATATTTGATTGGGTGTATCTTGTACAAATGTATTATATCCAGCAAAGCATGATGTAAACATGCAAATGCAAAGAGATAGCGTAAGTAGAGTTTCGTTCATATTTTAGTAGTATATTCTGTTTGCAAATAGACGAATACGCGGTTTATAAATCAATTTTATATGCAATCTCTGTTGAGCAGCAATTGATTTATAAAAATATCTAGGCAATTGATTAATATTTGGACCAACGTTTTTTATTGTATGCATTCACACGCAACATTTCATCCGCATTGTCCTTCCATTTTTGAATTTTGTCTTGTCTTTCTTTGTCTTCTTTGCTAGGAGGTAATTCGGGTACCTTATTCGCTTTCATGCGCTTCAAATCGCCATCACTCGCCTTGGGTTTCTTACCATAGCAATTTACGCCGAATTTGATATATGGGTTCGCAATATGCCCACCATTCACACCAGGGCGTCCACAGTTGTTCTTATGTTTGTCCGACTTTTGCAATTTTTCCCAAGTCTTCTTCTGGGTAGGGAAGAACGCCATTTGATTCGCAGACCATCCATAGCTGCACCATTCAGCCCCATTGTTGTACGATTCCTCAACTTGATCATAAGTTGCTAATTCTGCATCATAAATGCTACATACTGCTTGCGCGTCTTCGTATGTGAACGAATTGGTAGAAATATTGAACACTTCGTCTTGTTCTTCAGGCAATTGCAACTCCCCACTTATATCAATCGGAATAACGACTTCTTCCGTTTCACCAAACATGGCTTTCTTGATCGCATCAATTGCATCCATGATAGAAATGTCCAATATATGTTTGAAAAAACTAAGGAAAATGATCATAACGAATGTGGAAATCAATACGGTTTCAATAATCGAAATGCTGATAGGTTTGTTTTGACTGGTCATAGGAATGGCGAATAAATAGACAACCAAATACAATCCAAGTAACAAGAAACCAGATGAAAACATGGAATTCACATCATCTAAATACTCAACGACCCAATTGTAAAAGTTACTAAAATCTTCTTCGTTCATAATGTCGCCCGATTTGCTCTGGTAGTAGAATATACCCCATAATATTAGTGATCCGAACACTACAATATCGACCATTTTACCAATAAAACCATTTACGGGACTCCCGCTATCGGAACTGCCTCCAAACAACCTTCCTAAAAGCAAATAGAATACAATCACGATACCAGCAAATATCATTATCATGGTAGGCGTATCCATCGCAAATAGCTTGTCCACTACACCACTTTCATTTGTAGGTTCAGGTTCAATTTGCACTAGGTTATCTTCTGTATTCATAGTAGAATTTTCTTTGTCGGATATAACATCATTAGACATATCAACAGTATCACTCATATGTTAAGTTTCAATATATAATAACGAACTATTTTTTTTATGATAAACTATTTTTTTGACGATAAAATAGACAATACGCGTAATTGGTTTTTAACAACTTCTCGCTCGATATTTTTTGAATGACTTCATCGTCGAAATGATACCATTCGTTTTGGCTATTTTTAACACAAGCTGTATAGTGACCATTGTTTATACTGCCGATATGGTTTATAATTCCGTATAATTCATATGTATATCTCTCGGGATTGTAACCACTTACATACGAACTCATATCCAAGTTATCAACAGGAAAGTCGATGCTATGTTGTATTTTTTGACCAAATGGACTAAATCTCGAAAAATTCACCGCAAATACCCGCGGAATACTCCAGAACCCAGTCTCCATATACACATCTTCTTTTTCCTTTGTTTCCTCGTTATACCACGCATTTTCGCCAGTAAGGGGTTCGGGTAATAAATATGTTTGTAAGCACTGGTCAAGGGTGATTAGAGGAGTATTGTTATTGCCTGTGATTGGAAGGTTCAACAAAAAGAACTGCTCTGGGTTGATGCTATGGACTTTTTTGGTGGAAATGGATACAATCCTGCGAAAGTATATGCCGTAAAACAAATCCAGCATCTCGGAGTATTCTTTTTCGTAAATCTCCTTCTTTGCTTTGTAGCATTGCAACGCCAATTTATCTATCTCATTGTTCGGATTTCCATTAATCGAAAAGGATACCTGGCGACTTGCACTCTTGTGAATGATTTCCAGAAAAAACATAATGAATTCACAAGAATCATTTTGAGAATACCCACTGAACAATGTATATCCCTTTTTCTGTGCAATGGCGCGGACAAAATGAATAAATCGTTGTGGACTAAGTCTACCATTTTTACTCCACATAACGTTTTGCAAATCGTTCCACTCTTTCGTTATGACCCCATCGTCATCATTTTTCAAGTGGTCTTGAAACGATTTGCTATTAATAATATTGTCTAATTCGTATGTATTGCTTAATATCTGAATACACGCATTAATATAACACGTGTTACCCAAATTATGCAATCCAATCAATCCCTTTTCATTATATTTCGTTAAATCCATATAGATATTATTTTCTATACTAATAATATCTTTACATTGTTTACAATACTTATAAATGTCACGTCAACACAATACACAACAAAGCCTTGATGAGCTTTTAGAAAGCATTATTAATCTCTATGCAACAGAACAAACTTCTCGTCAACCTGTAGAAAATCGTTCTACCACATATCCACTGTCGTTCAATATGCACAGACCCAGGCCAGATGCAACAACACAACCTGCGCATATTCCGGTACCACTGACTACGCCTCGCAACACCAACGAACATTATTCTACTTATTTATCGACTATTCACGCATTGCGGGATATATCTACCCAATACAATAACAATATACGAGATTACAGCGCAAACATCCGTCAAGTATTACACACGATTGGTGGAATACGAGAAGATATTCATACGCGTGCACCGCGCGGTGAAACACAGCCTACTATGCCTCGTCCAGAATATTCTCGTTTCTACGATGGTTTACACAGAAATAATACAACTCCACCTATCTCTCAACCACCATTCACGAGTAGATTACCCCAAAATACACCAGCGACAAATCAGTCATCGAACATTTTCGACATATTGTTTCAATCTATCCCTTTAACATCCAATATGGAAAATGTGGTTGTGCGTCCGACCCAACCACAAATCAGAAGTGCTACGAGACCAATTATATACAATCCAGACAACGCACGCATTGCTAACAGTACTTGCCCCATTACACTTGAACCATTCGAAGAACAGCAAATGTTAACCCAAATTATGTATTGTGGACATGTTTTTAGTCAAGAAGGCATTACTCGTTGGTTCGAAGGAAATGTCCGATGTCCAATATGCCGATATGATATACGTAATTACAATGCTCGGTGCAGGCAATGTAGACGACCATTGCAAGAATATGGTACCCGGTGTTCTTACTGCGAGGAAGCAGACGCGAACTCCGACGAAAATAGAGATATGGAAACGGACGATATTGCCCCCGAGAGTGAAGATGAGAATACAGACCAAGCCGATGACGTAAGTTCAAATCCCTATGAAATTATCATGAATTATGAAATCCGTGCACCAGGATTTACATTCAATAGTTCGGATATGTCTTTCAATACACATAATTAAAAAATACCATTACTCCATTATTTGCATGTTCTCATCCCAATCATTCAATAATCCTCCTGCAAATATGTCAACTCCATAACTGCTATGGTCAGAATAATTTTGGTTAAATTCATCCAAAAACGTTTTTTTATTATGTAGACTTTCATTTTCATTTTGTAAAACCTTCAATAAATGATGTTTTTGAAGCGTCTCGTTGAATTTGTATACAAACATTGTATCGTTTTCGATATATGGATATCTGTGGTCGATACCAGACATATATTCCTTACTGGTTGAACTCATAAAATTTTCATAATCACATGTATTAGATATAGGAACAGTTGCTATCTGATATTTACCTAATTTGGGCGTATAATTCAAAGTCAATACACAAACATAGGACTGAAAGAGTAAAGATAGAATAAAAAAATACATAGTAGTTGTTGATATATATGTATATGTTATGTTATTTATATGATTAACATAAAATATGTGGCTCTATTTACGATGGGGATATTATTATTTTTTGGATGTGAAGAACACGTCTAGCGTTTGTATCTTATGCTTGCGATTATGAATTGTGTCCAACATTTTATCAAACAATAATACTTTGATTTTCGCGCTGCTAATCTTTTCTCTTTTCTTCATAAACAGTTCCAAATCACCTCCACAATCCTGCTCTAGTTTCGCCACGTCTCTGCGATATGTTTTGATCGCAGACATCTTCTTTTGCATCGTCCATATATCCTCGACCGCCAATCCAAATAATTGTTGAAGGGGTTTCATCAATTGATTGGTGATGTAATGAGTATAATCAATTGGTACCTTGTTTTCAATGATATAATCAGGCGACTCGATTTTGTCCCCCATCAATGCTTTTGGTTTATCATTCACTACGAACACAAATCGCATTCTATCTCCTGGTCTGGGTTTGTTTCCTGGATCGCGTTCGCCAATCCGATCAGCCAGCACTCGATGACCAATTTGATGTGGATTTTTGTAATCGCTTCGAAGCGCTTTGGTAATCATTAATTTGTCCATCGATACTTTCCCGTCAATCAAATTCAACAACGACTTATTCAAATAATCAATTGCATCACGAAGATTGTTGCTTTCGCCTTCTCTCATCAGTATATTCAAAATGCCGCCATACACGTCTTTCAAATAATCACACGAATCACGACGTTTCAACGACAACCCCATGAATTTCAAATATCCCTTGTTTGGGTCTTCCTCATACAATATACCAACATATCTCTTCTTGGATAACAAGATGAACGGCATCAACGTCTTTTCATATTCCAATTTCATTGGAAGTTTCAAATATTTCGTACACAAATCTGCAGCATCTTGTGCAATTTCGATAGTGATTTCAAGAGCACGTTGTCCTTTAATCTTTTCGCCCGTTTTCGCATCTTCTAGATTGAATGTAAAGAATACACTGTCTGTGTCTCCATATACATATTCGGCCTTGGTACGAACCTTTCCGTGAGTTTTCGTATCATATTCCAAATCGCCATATACCTCTTCTACCATACGTCGTGCGTAAATGATCATCATTCTGCCTGTAGCAGTCGTGGATGCGGCAACATCTTGTTCATAAAACGTAGATGTCCTCGCACCACATTGACCATACAATGAATTCGCAGTTACCTTATAACCCAATTGTCGCTTATCCAAAATATTTTGCATAAATGGATCCGTCTCTGTTTTGATCATCTTACGTGTATCTTTACGCGCTTTCAATAGTTCTTCCAAAATAGCAGGCATAATGGATTTTTGATTATCCGGTAATTGTGCCCATCTACATATTTTACTTCCCACCTTGATTTTATCGGCCCGAGAAGTCGGACTAGCACGTCTATATTCATATGTATCAAATTCAATGTCGATATATTGATACTCAGGTACATTATCATATACGAAATTTCCATCTTCGTCCCGTTCGCCGGTTGTTTTATCTGGGAGCATATTTCCATCTAGGTCGAACTCTTTTGACCATACTTTACTATCGTGTGAATAATTTTGACTAATCATCGAAGATGGGTATAGAGATGAATAATCTACACACGCTACCGGATTGTCCATATACATTTTGCATTTGGGCGGCAATACAATCGCACCCTCATATCCACTCGCGAATTTGGGTTTTTCCAAATCAGGCATCAACGTATCCTTTTCTCTGCACTTTTTCGCAACATAACTCGTCAGTTTGATACCTTGACCACGAAATACGAGGAAACTAATAGGTACGCTGCAGATATTCGACATCTCCATATAACCAGTGATCACGTCGATTTTGTTCATCAGATGGTGCACCAAGTTACAATCTTGAATACAATATTTCGCGACAATCGCGCGTCCTTTGGGACCCTCATCTGATAGTCGGAAAATATCTTGCGGGGTAATGTCGTCTTTCGCCATACCCCATTTTAAGTTTTTGGATTTGTCTATATCTTGGTGTTCATTGATGACTATCACATTGTATGTATTCATCTTTCCCTTTTCTTCGACTTCTACATCGCGTTCAATGTCCAATACCCTGAACTTCTTACCATCTTTGAAATAATCTGATGTGAAACTGCTCAACTCAATGTGGATGAAATCATCTGTATGAAGTCCCATCAAATTTTTACTGTACAACTTGGTCACTTCTTTTCCATTTGCGTCCGTTGTACATTCGACTTTTTTTATACTATCACTAATAAATTGTCCCGCTACATCATCCAATTTGTATGACGATAGATTAAAATCGCGTCGAAAATAGGTATACATATCAATCTGCAGTCGCCCAACCATGTTGTAATAACGCAAATCGTATTCTCCGCTGGCTAACATAACTTTTGTATTCATAATTTGAATGCCGCTCTCACGCGTGTCCTTTTTTGAAATGTGTTCCTTATCTAGAGACAATTTCAAGAATTCAGACACACAATCGGTTTCTTGTGACCGCTGAAACATAAACTCATAATCAAAACCAAATATATTGTAACCAATAATTATATCTGGATTTTCAACTTGTATCAGTTTTGTCCATTCCAGCAATACTTCTCTTTCTGTTTTCACGCTAACGATTTCAACTCCTTTCACTTCATCACAATCGCCCAGCACAATGCAATGATTCTTATGAGGTTCCTTTTTTCCATAATGAATAAAGGTCGAACCAATAAACGTCACTTTATCACCTTCAAGATGGGGCAATTTGGACATTAACAGTATATCCAGAGCATTCAATTGTTCTTCGCGTGTATGCGTGTCTTCGAGAAGATATTCGATAATATTCACATTGTTCTTAATTTTTTTTTTATACGACAATTTCTTTTTCCAAGCCTGGACGTTGTCCCCAGTCTCTTGACTTGCATGTACATCACTATCCATGCTAGTACTTTCTTGTTGTTGTTGCGAATGTACATCCTCAAATATATCTTGTATGTTCAATAATTCTTGTGTTGCCTGGGAGGTTTCCATACATATTTTGTTCATTGGAACTTTCACATACATTTGAATGATTTTGTCCAATTCGTCTTTGGTAATCGTTTTTTTTGGGTATACTACGTCTACGTCTTCTGCTATATTATCGTATCCAAATGCTTTCATAATGCAGCGACGGAATACGGGAGACATCAATTCGGCGTTGCTGTATTTTCGCTGTTTCATAAATATATCCACAATATTCGATGCAAGTCGTTTATACGTCTTCTTGGGAAGAGGAAAATCACCGTGACTACTACTCGCCTCAATATCAAAACTACATATGTTGAATGGGACCGGGGTCTCTTTGGTTGGTTCAGGAACAATGTCCTTATAAGATGCAACAATTTCGTAGTCGCACGAAGTTTTCTTGTCTCCATCATTGATTTTTACTATGCGATTTTGTTTATAGGATATCCAACCTGACGGCGAAATTTCATTCACGTGAAAGTATCTCAACAATGGCGGAATGTTGCTTTCATACAATTCGAGTTCGACATTTTTGTATACCATGTTTTTGCGACACCGCTCGCCGTTTTCATCGGTAGTAAACCATAAATTTTTTACTTGACTCATAGCAGAGGTGTTATCGAACTCCAAACGAATGAATTTGTGTTTCTTGCCTCCCGAGAAGCCATATAATTTGTGATGTTCGACTATTTTGGCGTTTATGATGTAGTTTTGAAATCTATCGTCCAATGATCTATGCCAATTCATCATCTCTTTGTTTTTCCAGTCATCGTGTACTTTTATGTAGAAGAATGGTTTATAGTCATTTATATATGCACATAATTTTTGTCCGTGTTCATTCACCCCAAACATTTGAATGGTGAACGTTTTATCGGTAGCATACATCCCATCATCATATACATTGTAGTCGAATAATCGGAAATACTTTTTCACAACAAGTTTCGGTTTTTCGCTCATAGTTATACTAGTTCGGTTGTATTTATCTTTGTTTATTATGTATATTTGATATTATACATAATCAATTTTTCATAGTTGCTCATTTTTGTTTTTTCAACGACTTATTTTTAGAATATGTCTTCACTTTACCGGTGTGGGGAATTTTATATCCGCCATACATGTTGTGAAATATATTGCTAGGTGCGTCTGGTTGTTTTGCCTCGGCATTCAACCAATTCATAAAATTGTCCTTGGTGCGTTCCCCACTTTCATAGTACTCTATTTCTTTATGAGGATGAAATTTGACCAATGTAGGAAAACCTTGTACCTGAATAGGAGATAGATCGTATTCTTTCTCTAAATTGGGTTTGTCGTTTTCAATCTTTCCGTGTTCTACTTCTCTGAATACATAATTATTTTTTGCAGCATACTCCTTTTTCAGTTGCTCCCATTCAGGATACATGGACTGACAATGTCCGCACCAATGAGCAAAAAATAAGACTACGACGGTTGGTTCTACTTCAGGTTCCTTGTTGATTGCTTTCTTCGCGGTCTTCCTCTTTGCTGTTTTTTTCTTCGCGGCCTTTCTCTTCGCTTTTTTTACAGTCTGTCTGTTTGCGTTTTTCTTCGAAGGGGGCATATAGTATTGTATATATATTTACGGATACTATTTTTTTCAGTATATACTATATATTGAACATGAACATTATTGCGATTACACTATTATTAATTGTATTTGTAACCGGCATTTACGTTATTATGACTTTCCCATCTTGTGGTTGTAAGAAAAAGGAGGGATTTTCCTCGCAAGAATGCCCTGATTTATTAGTTCAGAAGAATGATAGACTGTTATTGTATTTTACGAATCAACCTAAAGAAGAAGGGAAAAATCCGTTACCATTTTTTAGTTTAGATGATTATATTAACTATTTAGACATACAACGCAATAAGGGGGTCAAGTGCCCAGTCTTGTACTTGCGGCAGGAAAATGATGCGCAGGGGAAGGATATATACAGAATGCGCCCTAGTCCATTTGAATTACAAGGTGGATTGCCCTCATCTTCTGATATTTTACCTAAAGACCACGAGATAGTCAAATATTTAGATGCGAGTCGCGACAATGGGCCTTATAATCAAAACAATTACCCAGGATTTGATCCGCAAAACATGTTTGTTGGAATGTATACGGACTTGGACCAAGTGCACGATTCTACGCAGGTAGCTACAAAGAGCGACAATGCGATGGATGCTAACTGGGGAGGCGTGGATCATACGAACACGATGATTGAAACTGGAAAATACGAGGAAAATACCATTACTCGCCCTGTATTATCCACTCCCAAGACGTCGTTTTACCCCAGTATTCCAAGCAATTTTGAAAATCCCATTGACGTTCTGTAAGTGGTAAAGAAAATATGTACTTCCATACTATATGTCTTCCAAAAAACATATAGTAGACACGATGAGAAGAATGTATAATAAGAAGTTAATGAGTATTCGATACGACGGCAATGTGAGTTTTAAACCAAAAAACAAACCCTATTTTTATATATCTGCTGGGCAGGTAAGAAAAAACGAACTCACTAATGACCAAGTAGTGCAAGTATTTTTCGAAAAAAGAGACCCTCTTATTTCAAATATACCAAACGGTAGTAAATATGATTTAGTATATGATATTGATTCGCCATATATCCCCTCTATAGAAATCTATATGCATTCATATTTACAGACGATGCAACAATGTTTTCATAAGGACAACTTTGTAGTACATGCGCGTCCTCCTAATATAATTGCCTATACTGGTATGGATAGTAACAGTGAACTATGCAATATTAAACGTACCTTTCCCGAGTTAAATGTAGGTAAAATAGGAAACAATGTGAAATATCACGCAGCAGGTAGTTATGTATTGGCCTATAACTGCTTTCAAAACTTGCGAGAACATGATATAGTGGCACTTGAAAAACATGGGACGTTGTCTATGGGTACTGATATTGATAAAATACTGGAAGATATAGAAACTCTTGAATATTATGTTGATATTGAATTAACCACTAAATAACCACCACGCAGACATACGTTACTGAAATTCGTCTATTATCTTTCTATTTTGTTCCAACAATTCGTAATATTTGGTTGGAGTTGGACTTTTTACATAGGTCTCGTCTACATTTATTTCTCGAGCGCGCGTTCTTTTCTTAGGGGAGATTGGTATTTCTTTACTTGCGCATTCGATTGTCTTCAAACTCTCCACGCTAGTTGATAAGAACTCTTCTTGGTCTAATGTGAAAATACTATCATTTGATGAACGAAACGAATTTGGGAAGTCGCTGCTATCATTACTCAATGTTCGGTCATTTGAAGACGCGTTGTATGATAAATCAAGCCTGGACACTATGTAATTATTTATCCGGTTATTAGGTTTTGTCGACATTGCTAGTGCTAACATATTGTATTACTCTATTATAGATTATGCCATATTATTTATTCTATTTGCAAGCGTATTATTTATTCTCGCTAGTCTCTTCGTCTGGAGATTTATTGTTTTGAAGGAGGAACCGTTTCATACTTTCGATGATATTTTTGTTTAGTTTGCGTGACTTTCCATTTGTTTCGATATGAATATGTTGTAAACACTCTGGGTTCTCGTTTAACTTATAAATCAAATCAGATATGCTGGAGAAATGCTTCATAATACCAATGGCCGATACCGAACTAATCCCTGGTATTTGACATAACATAATTTCACTAATGTTGTTTTCCGTGATATTGTCCTTTTTCGTCTTTTTTACAACTGCACAATAATCTTTTTCGGATACTTGTGCTTGTTGTGTACCGGGGTTATTCTGTACTTGCTCCTCTGCTTCTTCTCTTTTCGCATTTAATCCCCGTAGAAAATGCTGCGTTAAGTAGTATGGTATGATCCCCTTACCAAAATTGCGTTCTATTTTTTCTCCCAAACTCATAATCCATTCTGCGGTTTCCGCTAATGAAAAGGTTCTATATACACTAAACCCTTTGAACATCTGCATAGATGCAATTGCGGAATAAACAATCCGTCTTTCCAAATCGGTTCTACATTGGGACATCCCCCCTTCAATTACGTAAAAAATCGAATGTGGTGGATATCCACTACTATGTATCAAACGATGAGATTGTTCTTCATAACGTTTGTCTTTAATCGATGCAAGCAAATCAGGAATTGTTTTTCGCTCAATTAATAATACTGGTTTGTTTTCATCCGTTGTTAACATGATGTCCCCCAATTTCAGTGTATCTTTTTCGAGTATATCGTATAAAAATTTGGAATTTGTCATGCGTAGGTAATTACATTTGTCGTATAAATCGTGTTCTCGGTCATCAATAATAACACGCATGCTGGTATAGTATAAACAATATATTAAAACTATATTGTTTATTTAAATATGTTATTTATTCACTGTTATCGATTTACATGTATCTCATGCCGATGGGACGAGACACTCTTGTCTTGGATGCGATAGGCATTCTCAGGACATTGGTGTTCTGACTGGTGCGATTGAGGTGAATAGACATCCAGTGGGTGCGACCGACACTTGCAGGAAGTCCGGCCTTCTTGTTTCCACCCTTGAAATCTTGATTGACAATAGAAGAGGCGTAACGCGCATTTTTGGAAGCGTTCATTAAAACCATGATAATATATATTTACTAAATATTTTTTATTGTTTCTATAAAATTGATTAATGATGCAAGTGATATATTTTTCATACATTATACCATTCGTAGACTTCATTTTATTTGTTTAATAACATGAATTCTGATGAAGACATTCTCGTACAGAAGAACGGTGATGGCGAGGAGACCTATGTTTTCGACCCTTATAATCCCCTAAATGTATTGATTACTGATAGTGAAATTAAACAAATGCTCACGGAATACGGCGTAAAGTCTGATATCCACAATTACAATTTGTATAAACGCGCATTCGTTCATCGTTCTTATATCAAACGTCCTAATCTGGAAAACAAACAAAATAATGTGATTATTACATCAAAACCCGACAATTGTTTGCCATTGTATTCTAAATCGAATGAGCGTCTTGAATTTATTGGTGATGGCGTGTTGGAGTGCATCACTAAATATTATTTGTATCGTAGGTTTCCAAAAGAAAATGAGGGATTTATGACGGAGAAAAAAATCGCATTGGTTAAAAATGAATCTATTGGACGTATGGCTTATGAAATGGGACTTCATAAGTGGTACGTCTTGTCTAAAAATGCCGAAACCAAGCAGATACGAGTGAACCATAAAAAGTTGGGTTGTTTATTTGAGGCATTCATTGGTGCATTGTTTCTCGACTTTAATCGCATGGACATTAACGATGAACACGATTGGTTCAAAAACACATTTGTATGTGGCCCGGGATTTCAAATGGTTCAAGTATTTGTTGAAAGCGTCTTTGAAAAACACGTCGATTGGATTAGTTTGATCCGCAATGACGATAATTATAAGAACATTCTGCAAGTAAAAATACAAAAAGAGTTCAAAGTCACTCCTGATTATCTCGAAGTTGAACAACACGATACCGACAATGGATACCATATGGGAGTTTATCTGCGTCTAGGAATACCCATTCATATGGTGGACCCATCGTCTGCTATGCGCATTGACCAATTCAAATCATATAATGATATTCATATGCATATGTCGCAACACAATAAAATATTCTTGTTCTTGGGACAAGGTATTCATAAAATCAAGAAAAAAGCCGAGCAAATCGCGTGTGAGAGCGCTATCAAAAAATTAAATGCATTCTCCACTTAATCTTTCAAAAATAAACATTCAATATATCTCATCGTTATAATATTTCGTGCACCGTCATTCGCAATGTTTGCATTGTCGCGTTCTTTTTATTGTGATTATCTGCAATATACCGGTTTGCCTTCGCTAACATATGTTCCGTCGCCGTTTTTTTCAAACGTTTCTCAATGAATTGAACAAATGATTTTTGCTTTTGCTGACTTGACTGCATTTTATGGTTGAAAGTTATTGAAATGCCGTTATGTTTGGTGTTCCACATCATAAACTCTTTTGCGTTGTACATCACCACCATTTTTAACATATAATACGATACTATATGTGTATGTTCTTTGTAATTCGCGCGCCGAATAGCAGATAGTGCGTTATGTTTGTATATATCTTCAAACTTCATGCTATAATGGTTCAATATTTTTTCGCATTGAAATACTGCGAACCGTCGCTCGTTATTCAATACTTGATTGAATGTGCTTATCATATTTGCACTCCCGTGTTTTTTTGTATGATAGTGCGCTACAAACAAACTGTGAATAATCTCTGCCCAACATTCAGTGTATGTTTCATATACACGAAAGTCGGTCTCAATAGGTATAAACTGCGATAGCAATTGATTGGTGTAATGCGACCCATCTGCAGAAAAATCCATACCCATACTATGGAATGTTTCGTGAATGAATGTCTTGAACCATTCTTCTTCTCTGAAAAGATTGATTTCTGTTTCTAATTGACACGATGTCGTGAACGCAGTGTTTGCATGTTCTCTATCGATTGCTTCATATTTATTCGGCAATAATTTTTTATGCGAGGTGAAATACATATTGATTTTCATATATTTCGAACATTGAGGACTAGCGAATTCAGATGCAATGTGCAACCATATGTACATTTTCTTGAAAAATTCGTCGATATCGTGATGCTTATATTTTTTTCGTGCATCAAGAATTAATCGTATATCGAATATACGGTCTTGTATCGAAAAACGACCACTATAACTCTGTATACTCATGTTTTGAATAGATTGATTAATTACATCCGGCAAATACTCTGGTAATTGTAATTGGTAACTACGTATCAACATAAATCGAGATAACAACTTGTTGTAATTGTTCTCACCCACATATATCATATCTACTATGCGTTTCAGTACAGGTAATTCACTAAATTTATATTGCTCTTTCATGTCTTGCTTTGTGAATACATTTTCATTCAATGCTGCTAATATATGTCTATTTGAATATTTCATGTTATATATACTTACTATATTCTTTTTTATTAGTTTTGTACTATATATTTTGTAATCACAATTGTATTTTACAAAGCATAACTGGTAAGGCGACATTATTTTAGAAACAAACTATATACGATGAACAATAAATATAGATATGCGTATCTGTTGTGTTTTGTTGTTCTTTTGCTTTTATTATTGTCCTTGATCGATTTTGATAAAGATGCCCAGACACATACGATGATACCCAAACTGCAACTTCATATGGAAGGATTTTGTGTAGGTTCTCAATTATTCTCGAATGCAGAGTTGCATAATATGAACCAATGCGTGAAACAACAGAGATACAAAGAGTTGCAGACAGAGATACAACTGCATCCGAAATTGACGCACTTTATAAAGAAAAATACCAGTCAATCGCACGTGTTACAAGATTATATATGGGTCATTGAACGGTCTCACGTGAATACATGTCATCGCGATAACAACGGTGATTTTTTTAATGAAAAACAAAGACATCCTTCTTATACAATGTTGATTTTCCTGGAAGATATGGACAAATGTCTTACTGTGTATGCAGGCAGTCATTCACATAAATATTCGCACAGTGTTAATTTTACATCCCCTTTGCAAAATATTATTTGTAAGAAAGGTGACATTATTATTTTCAATGCGAATTTAATACATGTGGGTGCATTGAATACCAAAAATGATCATACTCGAATTCAGATGAAAATCACCCACAAAGATGACCTGTCTGCCTTGTCTTACTATCAGAATTTCCATAAAGTCGCGAATAAAGAAACTCATCTACCAAGATATATACAGAAGGTGCAACGTTCTCTTAGTTGTACCTTTCCTATCATATCTGATATGACCCAGAAAACAAATATTGAAACCTCGCGCGGTTCAGACAATGGGGTCGTTATCCCTCCTCATCAAAAAGTGTTCTCCTTTATTTTTTATGGGAACAGTGATTTTTATGATTTACCCAATGCTTTTTGATTTACTTGGAAACAGTTATAGAAGATAATTTATACTCTTATATTATATTATATAACTTAGTTATGAATATTCCTCATGCATATTTAGAATTGTTAGAAAAGAGGGGTATTCCTGCGAAACGCTTCGAAAGAGAAATAATATTTGATCGAACTAAAAAAGAAGACGTTCTCAAGCCCAGTGAAATAGAACCTTCGTATGTGACTGTACGAACAGACATTGATAATGACGACACTATCACAGAAGCCGCTGACCAGATTGACGCTCCCAGAGAACATACACAAATTGCATTTGTAGACAAACGTTCTTCATCCAACTTTAACCATACTCTCGCAATGGATCGTCTTAGAAGTCTCGGAAAACTACCGGTTTTCAAAAAGAATGATAAAATTTCTTCGTTGCAAATGCCGATTGTTTCTCATATGGAAAAGGTAACCGAACCAACCGCAATCAAATTAACAAACAAAATTGTGATTGATGAAGCACCTGTATTTCAAGAAGACAAAGAAGATGAAGAAAAGGAAAAACCATTATTTCCTGATATTAGTGAACCTGAACCCAAAGAAGTGGCTGAAGAGGTTGCACAAGTGGAAGTAGAGGATGCTGTGGAAGAGGTTGAACAAGTGGAAGTAGAGGATGCTGAGGAAGAGGTTGCACAAGTGGAAGTAGAGGATGCTGAGGAAGAGGTTGCACAAGTGGAAGTAGAGGATGCTGAGGAAGAGGTTGCACAAGTGGAAGAGGTTGCACAAGTGGAACTGCCTGTCCCAAAAAAACGTGGGAGAAAACCGAAGGTAAAAGCGCCGGTGGAAGCGATTGATTTAGATGAAGTTGACCTTACAACTGCAGTGATTCGCTCACAAAAAATAACCGACAGACTTCCCAAAGACAAGGAAAAAAATATTGTGATGGCGTCTCCTTATTATTTGAACAATCGCAAAATGTTTGTTTCCAAATTGCGTACTATGTTTGAGCCAAGACGCAAAGAGATAATGAATGTAACAGACGAAGTGAGTTGCGACAGCAAACAAGACCAGACCGAGTTTGACTTGTTAACCCATCAAAAAATTGTCCGCGATTACTTGAATTTGTACACTCCTTACCGCGGATTATTACTATATCACGGTTTGGGTTCTGGTAAAACATGCACATCCATCGCCATTGCCGAAGGGATGAAACAAAATAAGCAAGTCATTGTTATGACCCCCGCCTCATTGAGAACTAATTTTTTAAGTGAAATGAAAAAATGTGGCGATGATCTGTATCGCAAAGACCAGTACTGGGAGTTTGTATCGATAGAAGGAAACGCGCAGATGATAGGCATTTTGTCTCGTTCTTTGTCTTTGCCCGTGGAATTCATTCGTGAACAAGGAGGCGCATGGTTTTTAAATGTAAAAGAGAAATCGAATTTTGCCAAATTGACCGCTGAACATCAATCCTCCATTGATAATCAATTGGATCAAATGATACGTTCCAAATATGATAATATTAATTATAACTCACCTACTCTTGAAAAAGAGATCCGCGCGAGGAGTGATGACCTTAAACGTAATCCGTTCGATAATAGTGTAGTAATTATTGATGAAGCACATAATTTCGTAAGTCGAGTAGTAAATAAAATCAAAAAACCTGATTCGATTGCTTATGTATTGTATGATAATTTAATGAAAGCAACGAATGCGCGCATTGTATTGCTTTCTGGAACACCTATTATTAATTATCCGAATGAAATTGGTGTTTTATTCAATATTTTACGAGGATATATCAAAACCTGGGAGATACCCGTACAAGTGCAAACGAAGAAAAAAATCGACACTCACAGTATGTTGGACATGCTGGACAAGGGTAACTTGCGAACGTTTGACTATGTAAATTATAGCAATAATGTTCTTACCGTTACTAGAAATCCTTTTGGATTTATCAATGCGAAGAAGCGCGGTGTTCTCAAGAAAACACAGAAAGAGCGTCCAGACAAGCCGAACATCACACGTAAGAAAACCCAACAACGCGGTGGTGAAGGGTCAGATGTGTTCGACCGTTATGATGGCGTTCGCTTGGATGATGCTGGAAATATTACTGATGACGAGTTTATTAACAGAGTAGCGAAAGTATTACAGAAGAACCAGATTGAAGTCCTTTCCAAGAAGGTCAAGGTCGACTTTTACAAATCCCTCCCTGATGTATCTGATGACTTCATTTCTACGTTTGTGGATGGCGACAAAGAAGTCGCGAAGAACGTCTCTTTGTTCCAGCGCAGAATATTAGGGTTAACCTCGTATTTCAGAAGTGCGCAAGAAGGACTTTTGCCCACATATGATACGACCGAACAAGGTGATATATACCATGTTGTAAGGTGCGAAATGTCTGACCATCAATTTGATGTATATGAGAAAATACGCAAAATCGAGGCGGACAAAGAGAAGCAGGCCAACAAACGTAAAAAGAAGCAGGCCAACAAAGGAGACGAGTTGTTCAATATGTCCAGTAGTTACCGTATATTTTCGCGTGCGGCATGTAATTTCGTTTTCCCCAATGAGATTGATAGACCTACTCCCGGAGAAACAGAGGTGAATGAAAATGTGTTGGATATGGTTCCCGCCAAAGTAGTGAACGAAACAGACAGTTCTGCCGATGCCGAAAAGTTAGACGAATTAATGAAGTCCAAAGACATGAACAATTATGGGAAACGTGTTCAACACGCGCTCGAACTAATCAATGAAATCGACCCCCAATCAAACAAATCGAAATATCTATCTGGACCTGCGTTGGAAGAACTCAGTCCCAAGTTCCAAAAGATATTGATGAATTTGATTGACGAAGAGAACAAGGGTCTACATTTGGTGTATAGTAATTTCCGCACCATTGAGGGCATCGGTATTTTAAGATTGATGTTGTTGGCCAATGGATTTGCTGAATTTAAATTGCACAAACGCGAAGGAAGCTGGGAGATTGACGAAAAAGAAGAAGACATTGGTAAACCACGATTTGTCCTGTATACAGGAACAGAAAGCGCCGAAGAAAAGGAAATTGTTCGTAATATTTACAATGGTTCTTGGAATTTGGTTCCCACCAACATTGCAGAACAACTGCGAAAGAAGAATGAAAATAATGTGTATGGTGAGATTATCAAAATATTTATGATCACTTCTTCGGGTGCAGAAGGCATTAATCTGAAAAATACTCGCTTTGTCCATATTGTGGAACCTTACTGGCACATGGTTCGTCCCGAACAAGTCGTAGGAAGAGCCCGTCGCATTTGTAGTCATCAAGATTTACCAATCGAATTGCGAACAGTGAAGGTGTTTTTATATGTATCCAGCATGAGTGAGAATCAGAAGAAAGATGAAAAACATATTGTTCTCCGTCTACGTGATGTGAGTAAATTAGACAAGGATACACCCATCACCACTGATGAGAACCTGTACGAGATAGCCAGTTCCAAACAAAAGATCAACAATCAAATTTTGCAAGCCGTCAAAGAAACTGCAGTGGATTGTAACGTATATTCGACTCTGTCTTCGCCAGACAAACCAGTTGTATGTTATGGTTTCGGCAAAGTGGAATCGAATTCATTTTCTAGTTATCCTTCATTTGAGGTGGACAAAATGGAAAAAGACGAGGTATCCACAATACAATGGACTGCACAAGAAATCGCATATGCAGGCAAAAAGTTCGCACTAAATGCAGATACCATGGAAATATACGACATAGATACATACAACCAGGCTCTGCAAAATCCGAATATCGAACCGGTTCTGATTGGTAGACTCATCAAAGAACAAGGCAAATATAAAATTGAATACACAAAGGCTTAATTACGAGAACATAACCAACCAAACATACAATAACATAACCAACCAAACATACAATAACATACAATCATACTATGAAGAACATTATTTCCACATATGTGGATATTTTGTGTAATATCAACAGAATACTACACAAAAATAACAAAATATTACCAGAAAACAAAATATATTATTCTCATGACAAGGAAATGTGTACATGTTCTCAACACCATTTCTACGGAAGGTGTTCACATCTATTGTCTGTCTAGTTGCATCAGTGGAAGACAAACACTGTAGCAACCTTTCAAATGTTGTCATTGGAGAACATAATAAATTAATAATAAGAGTGTATCTATACAGACATCATGAACAACCAAAATACAAATCCGCTCGATAATACGGCTTATTCAAAAATATACTAATATTACTTGTGATGAACTATGCAGTGTATACTACATAAACAACCATATGTATCTGATAAGAAATAAAGTAGGTTTTTTCTCTCAAAAGTATTTTTGGTTTTGCACTTTTGGACATTTTTAAAAATGTCCAATTTTCATTTTTGTGAGAAAGTCTTGGGAAAAGAAAAGTTAAAAAATGGGTTCATAGCATAATGCAGTGATTTCAGTTTTTATTCATTTTGGTTGACTGCATATATTTTTTTTATATTTTCATCAAAATTGGTTTAGGAACTTTTTTATGTTAACTATATATTAACAAATGTTCTCAGAAAAAGTTCCAAAAAGTTCCAAAAATTATATCTGCGAAAAGTGCAAATACAATACGGTAAGAGAAAGTCAATTTACTCGACATTTACTGACTGCAAAACATCAAAAGTTAACATCGTTAACCAAAAAAGTTCCAAAAAGTTCCAAAAATTATATATGTGAATGTTGCGAGAAGCAATACAACTCTCGTGTAGGGTTGTGGAAACACAAACAACGATGCAGTGGAATACCAGACGAATCTTCAAATGCGACCGACAAAAAAATACATAAACAATATCACGAGACAGATACAATCGTGGAATTGATTAAACAGAATCAAGAATTCAAAGAATTAATTCTTGAACAAAACAAGCAATTGGTTGAATTGAGCCAAAAGCCGACCACCACAAACAATACGATCAACAACAACCATCAAAAATTCAATTTGAACGTTTTCTTGAATGAACAATGTAAAGATGCGATCAATATGTCTGATTTTTTAGAAAATATGGAATTGGACATGGAGGACTTAAGAGAAACTGGTCGTTTGGGGTATGTAGAAGGTATATCGCGTATTCTGGTGAACAAACTTCGTGAACTAGACACATACAAACGCCCTCTTCATTGTACTGATTTGAAACGCGAAACACTGTATATAAAAGAAAATGATGAATGGTCAAAGGAAGACAATTCGAAGGAAACTCTCAAAGGACTTGTAAACAAAGTGGCGAATAAAAATTGTAAAAATATCGAACAATGGAAAGATGAACATCCAGAATACAATATTTTCGATACTCCCGAGAACATGGACTATATGGATTTATGTAATACGGTTCTTGGTGGACTTGGTGAGCAAGAATGCAGACAATTCCGTGATAAAATTGCGAGAAACGTGATTAAAGAAGTCATGGTTCTCAAAATGTAAAATAGGTAATATGTTTTCCAACTCTCTAGAATTTTTTGAACTTTTGGACATTTTTAAAAATGTCCAATTTTCATTTTTGTGAAAAAGTCTTGGGAAAAGAAAAGTTAAAAAATGGGTTTATAGCATAATGCAGTGATTTCGTTAATTCGTATAATTTGTTTGACTGCATAACAAAAATATAGTTTTCTTAAAAAACGATTTAGGATATTTTTTTGTTAACAATATATATTAACAAATGTTAACAAAAAAGTCTCCAAAAGTCTCCAAAAAATTTTATTGCGAATGTTGTGATTATGGATGCAGTAGACAAAGTGAATATAATAAACATACATCCACAGCAAAACATCAAACGTTAACATCTGTTAACAAAAAAGTCTCCAAAAATCTCCCAACGTTTATATGCCAGAGTTGTAATAAACACTACAAATCTCGGGTTGGTTTGTGGAAACATCAACAAAATTGTGCGAATGTAGTAGACATACCAAATAAAGAAAACCCATTACCACTTCCGAATATGTCTGGGGCTCCAGATATGACGTTGTTTGTTGACTTATTAAAGCAAAATCAAGAATTCAAAGAACTGATGGTAGAACAATCAAAGCAAATGCATGATATGCAAACCGAAATACAAGAACAACAACACGAAAATAAACAACTCCAAAGACAATTAATCGATGCAGTAAAACACAATGGTAATCATATAACCAACAATACGATTAATAATAATCATCAGAAATTTAATTTGAACTTCTTTTTGAATGAACAATGTAAAGATGCTATCAATATGTCGGATTTTTTAGAAAATATGGAATTGGATATGGAAGACTTAAGAGAAACCGGTCGTTTGGGGTATGTAGAAGGAATATCACGCATTTTAGTAAACAAACTAAGAGAACTAGATACATACAAACGCCCTCTTCATTGTACCGATTTGAAACGTGAGACATTGTATATTCGCGAGAATGATGAATGGTCAAAGGAAGACAATTCGAAGGAAACGCTCAAAGGACTTGTAAATAAAGTGGCGAACAAAAACTGTAAAAATATAGAACAATGGAAAGATGAACACCCAAACTACAATATTTTCGATTCACCTGAGAACATGGAATATATGGATTTATGCAATACCATTCTAGGCGGACTAGGAGAACAAGAATGCAGACAATTTCGTGATAAAATTGTGAGAAGCGTCATCAAAGAAGTCATGGTCAACAAGTTGTAGGCAAATGTGTATAGTCATATACAATATTGAAAGCATTTAAATAGATGTCGCCAATATAACATATTACCACAAGAGATGATTATGAGAGCGTTTCTATGTGCGATTTCTTTGATTATGGTGTCTGCTTCAGCAGAAGACAGAAGACCCCGTTTTGGTGACTGGGCGAAGAAGTTTGAAATGATATTTGAAAATGATGTTCATACTGACCATGTATTTTCGAACTGGTTGGAGAATGATGACCACATTCAGCTGATAAACGGTCGTAACCTGTCTTACAGTTTGGACCACAATCAGTTTTCAGGAATGAATACTGATGAGTTCAGTAGATATCTTGGATACTCTGGTCTGCCCGAGCGATCTAGTCGCTCTTTGGTGTATCATCCTGATGCATACCAGAGCAAGGTCGCGCACGTAAAATGTCTATCCGACTGTGTGAAGCATGTGAAGGATGAGTGCACTATTGATACTGTTAATTGTCTTCGCAGTTGCAAAGACGATACAAGTTTGAGTGCTGCCGATGAGATTGATTGGGTTTCCAAGGGCGCCGTAACTGATGTGAAAGACCAAGGTCAGTGTGGTTCTTGTTGGAGTTTTTCTACTACAGGTGCACTAGAAGGCGCTAATTACGTAGAACATAACACACTGATTTCCCTTTCCGAGCAACAGCTCGTTGATTGTGATACATTCAAGTCCGGTGGAAAGGACCACGGATGCAATGGCGGACTGATGGACAACGCTTTTTCTTGGATCGAGAATAACGGTGGATTGTGCCAAGAGGCATCGTATCCGTATATTTCCGGAACGACGAAAACCGCCGGCACTTGTATGAAAGACTGTGACGTGGTTCCTGGAACTGCTATCACTAGTTATTATGATGTTCCTGCGAATTCTGATGAGGATATGATGGATGCACTAAGCAAACAACCGGTTTCCATTGCTATTCAGGCCGACCAGAAGGATTTCCAGTTGTATAGTTCTGGTGTCTTCACTGGTGACTGTGGAACACAGCTTGACCACGGAGTATTGGTTGTTGGATATGGCTCGATGGACAGTGTGGACTATTACCGTGTGAAAAACTCTTGGGGAACTTCTTGGGGAAAAGATGGATATATCTACTTGGGTAGAGGCTCGCAGTATAATAACGGAAAGGGACAATGTGGTCTCCTTATGCAGGCAAGTTATCCAACAGTGGAGTAAAAAATAAATACGAAAAATTAAAAACAAATAATATCACAGATATAGATGATATTATTTTTGCTTACTATTAAGAGATTGCTTAAAACGTCTTGAAGGGAATATTTTGCTCATCCAACTTGTACCAGTGATCTTCCACGTAGTCAATGCTGGTAAAGTAATCAACAAACTGATCACCATTGTGCTTGAATTTCACCACCACAAAAGGGTTGGTATCGTTACCATCGGCATCCTTGTAAGACGCAGTATAACTAATGGTAAGGATCTCACGCTTGTCGATGACACCGTGTGTATCACTGGCCATAGTGGTTCCTTCAGCATTTGTGTAAATACTAATGAGTGCGCGCTTTCCCCCCTTTATAATAGTTTGAATACTAGCATCCAAAGCAGGATAATTTTCACTATTTAGTGCAATGGGAGCAGACATAATTATATATTGATTATATATATTTCTTCTACAGATATTACGTATGAATAATTATCCCAAACATTATGTTCCTAAATATATCTCGATAAAGGACAGAGGTGTTCAATTAAAAAATTTGCACAAATCTAGAAAAATGTACAAGAAGGGTAAATATTTTCAACGACCAAAAATAAAGACATTTCGATCCAAACCTTCCCAACATGTAAAAAATGCTAAAGAACTATATAAGATAGACAATGTGGCACCTTCCAGAGAATTGGTAAAAGCAACAAAATGCTCGATGAAGACATTAGACAAAATAGCAAACAAAGGTCGAGGCGCATACTATTCAAGTGGGTCGAGACCAAATCAAAGCGCGGAATCGTGGGCAATTGCTAGATTAGCAAGTGCAGTCACCGGGGGCAATGCAAGTATTGTTGATTATCATTTATTAAACGATGGGTGCAAAAAAGAGAGCAAGGCACTGAAACTGGCCAAACAAACTTGCAAAAAACAAAACAAATGCACAAATAAAAACAAAACGCGTAAAATAACTTTGCAAAAGAAAATATAAAAACAAACGCACTTATTTAGATATACGTTAATAAGAATGAACGAAGAAAATAATGTGTTGACTATAAAAACTGTGCAAATTCAGCCAATAAGGAATATGATTACTGCAATTAAGGATATATTGACGGATGCAACCATTACATTCACCAAAGAAGGTATGAAAATCATTAACTTTGATAAAACACATACTATTCTGGTGAATGTATCATTGCACGCAAACCGATTTGAAAAATATAACTGCATTCCGGACAAGATTATCGTATGTGCGAACACCCTTCATTTGTTCAAAGTGATTTCGACTATGTCAAATGACGACACGTTGTCTATTTACATTGATAAGGCGGACTACCACGACGGCATTGTTTCTCACCTGGGATTGCAATATGATAATGGAGACATAAAACAGTGTTATAGTCAAAAGTTGAGATTAATTGAACCCGATACGGAAGAGATGCACGTGCCGGATGTGGAATATTCAACTGCGATTAATATGCCGTCTTCCGATTTTCAGAAGATTATTCGTGATTTGAATGGAATTTCGGATCGCATCGAGATAAAGTCCGTTGGAAATGATTTGATATTCTCTTGTGAAGGTGGTTTCGCGAGCTCGCGTATATTCCGTTCTGAGTCCGATGGAAATATGAACTTCATACAGAAAAATGATGCATCCGTTATCTTTCAGGGAGAGTTTTCATTAAAAAGCTTAAGCCATTTTATCAAGTGTACACCATTATGTAGTCATTTGGAAATTTATCTGGGCAACGATTTGCCTCTTATAGTAAAATATGATGTAGCTTCTTTGGGAGAAATTAAGTTATGTTTGGTTCCTCTGCCTCCTGCATAATCATTAGATGGTAACAATTTTACTTTCTCCTACATTCACTTGACCTACCACTTGTGTTTTTACTATATTTACCAGCCGCGTATAAATGATTTCTGTATCTTTGTTCGATCGTGCTTTCGAATGTTCTTTGCAAAACTTTGCGCCCTGAATAATTATTTTTGATATTTGGCGACGGTTGTAGTTTTTGTCGCTAGGCATATTCGCAATGACGTGGCTGGAAGACGCATTGTGTAAGTGAAACCACATATCGGTTGGTTTACACATATCAATCATATCAAAATTGTCTTGTGCATTTTCTCCAATATAAAATTCGATTTCGCTAGATATAGCAGGAATAAATAGGTTTTTTGTAATCATGGTAATGATGTTGTAGATTTACATAATTTTACAATATCATTTATTATTCAATTTTTCATTAAAATTCAGGTTGGTGCGCTTTAAATAGACATCCGTGTTTCGTTAAATTTGGTATATCTGCGATAATATCAGGATCTTGATATTCGGATACAGACATCCATATTTTGATAATACAAAAGTTTTTCTTCGGGGAGACTGTAATTCCATTGATATACTGATTGTATTTTTGATCTGTACATAACGTCTCTCCACAAAGCAAATAAAACAAATGTTTCCAAATGTCCGGAACATATTTGTTCAATATTTTGTATGAAAAAGAACCACCGGCTCGGTTTTTAGGGTCTTCCCACATAGGAGTAATACCATCACGCATGATAAACAACATGCAGTTTTTAACAACATTATCTGTAAGTTTTTCATTTACACGAACAACCTTTTCAACCGTATCAATTAACGTTACAATTTTAGAATAACTGGACAATTCCCAACTTGTGTTGTTTGGTAAATGATAATACAAATTCCATTTACCATTCAGATCATGGTGGGCAGGATGACGCACTGTATCCATGTATTATATACCCTTAACATAGTAGAACGTTTATCTTTATATATATTCTTTATTCTTTTTCTTCTTTTTCTTCTTTTTCTTCTGGTTTTTTTGTGTCTAGATTTGTTGTTTTCTTTGCAAAATCTATAATCGTCCAATTATTTTCAGTTAATATAGCATATTGTGTACTACTCATGGATAACATATTCATCTTATTATCAATAATATCCAATGTATAGTTATCGTCAAATACGTACGACAATGATTGATATTCCAAACAACGTTTCACAAACATAGGTGTAAACAATACATTGCCTACTTGATACATTTGCGCGGGAATTTCAATAGCGATCGGTTTGTTCATGCTCGGGTGTTTATATGTTACACTCAAGAATACATGTTCAGACGATTTATGTTCAAAATCAGTATGCACATTCAATATCGAACGAACAATGTATCGGTCTCCATCGCGCATCACCACGATCGCATCTACTACGTGCATTAAATTTGTGATAAGTGACTGTAGAATGTCGAAAAAATACATAAATCCTTGTTCGACTTTTCCATTATATGAACAATCCGGACTAACATCGGTCGACATCATCTGATAATTTTCAATGTGTATATAGCGGTCACCCTTAAAAATATGACTATTTTTGATAAGTATATGTGTAGATATCCAATGGTGTTGAAATGGTTCAACCTTATAATCTTCTATGAAACACGCTATGCAATTGGTATAATATATAGATCGGTTTGCTAACTCTCGAACAATGGGATAATGTGTATACGCATATTGGTAACCATCTACTATATACATTTGTGCAGTAACGTAAAAATCAAATAAAATGATGAGCATTTTCGATACGTGTTCGTTATTGCTAAGCTGGTCATATAATGTTTCTGTATAACGATTGAACAAAATAGTCATAACGGATAACCCTGTATTCACAGTGGTTAATATATTACGAATAGCTTCCATATAACAAATAACAATGTATATCCATTTATATTATTTCAACGATGAAATTAAATAAGAAAATGTCGGCATAATATAAATATATGTTTGAAAGAGGATTGTTTGTATTTCGACGTGATTTTCGTATAGTCGACAATATTGGATTGAACCAAGCGTGGAAACAATGTAAAAAAGTATACGTAAGTTTCATTTTCACCCCAGAACAAGTAGTGAATAACGAATTCAAGTCAAACAATGCGGTTCAATTTATGATTGAAAGTTTAGATGAACTGCGCAAACAAATCAAATCACGAGGAGGAGAACTCTATACATTTTATGGAAAACAAGACGAGGTCATCGACGATTTAATTAACGAACTGGGATTGGATGCAGTATTTTTCAACAAGGATTACAGTCCATATGCAGTGAAACGCGATACATCCATTCAGAAAATATGCGATAACAACAGCATTCAATGTAACGCGTACCACGATTATTATTTGTTTGAACCTGGAACTGTGTTCACGTCTACTGGAAATGCATACAAAAAATATACACCATTTTATAACACCGTCATTCAAATGGATGTGAGATCTATTGAAAAAGATCTTGAACGAAGCATTTCAAAAACAACCAAGAAGTTATCGAATATTGTTTCGCTTGCAGATGCTTTCCGCAAATTTACAAGAGAAAACAAAGACATATTAGTGCACGGTGGAAGACAAAATGGGTTATTGTTTTTACGAAACGCCATAGCAGAACAAAAGGACTATGTGGATACACGTGATTTTTTTGAAGGAAAAAAGAAAACGTCTCATTTGTCTGCATATATAAAATTCGGATGCGTATCTATTCGCGAAGTGTATTTTGCTTTCAAAAAAAGATACGGAAAAGAACACGGATTGATAAGTGAACTTATTTGGCGCGAATTCTTTGCACACGTATTGTATGCATATCCCGAAGTAGTTGGGCAATCTTACCAGGAAAGATACAAGAATTTGGCTTGGAGCAACAACAAACAACATATCCAAAAATGGAAGACAGGACACACTGGAATTCCGTTAGTAGATGCAGCTATGCGAGAAATGAATGCTACCGGGTATATGCATAATCGAGGTAGAATGACTGCAGCGAGCGTATTAATCAAAACCTTGTTAGTGGATTGGCGTATTGGAGAGAAATACTTCGCTCAAAAACTAACAGACTATGATATTGCCTCTAATAATGGAAACTGGCAAGGGATCAGTGGAACAGGGGTAGACATGAAACCCTATTTCCGAGATATGAACCCCTGGATACAAAGTAAGAAATTCGATGATAATGCCGAATATATAAAAAAATGGATACCTGAGTTACGAGATGTAGATGCAAAAGAGATACATACGTGGTACGTAGCTTGCAGGGAGACACAGCACAAGGATAGTTCATATCCTTGTCCTATTGTTGATTATTCAACGCAAAAAGACAAAATGATGAGTATGTATAAGAATGCAAAATAATAATATACGATTTTAAAATACAGTCATTTTCTCGTGACCAAACCGCATCTTCAGATCTACCCATACACCATCAATAATACCAGCATCAATCAAATTGCGAATGAATGAGACGTCTTCACTCATACCCTCGTGAATTGACTGTCCGTCTGGACCCTTATTTGTAAACTTGTTAATATCCTTGAAAAACCAAGGATATTTCATACGCTCATCTTCCAACATACCATATGGGATAGCCATGCACCCCATACCAGCATATCCGCACTTTACCATATGTTTTTCTGATTTTACTCTCTCCTCGGCATCCTTTGCATCCATAAACTTGAAATGCCCGTTCTTTACATAAAACTCTTCGTCCCAGTTTTCGACGCAGGTCATCATTTCGCCGCCATCCATAGCATATGTTCCTGAAATGATTTTATTTTTCTCGTGCAAGCATTTTTGCACAAGGTTATTAATCATATCGCCACTAAATACCATATCACTGTCCAAAAAGAACATCACATCATATTTAATCTTTCCGTCGAAAGGCTTCTGGTCTGGTCCACGTAGCACATCTGCGCCCAGGCATAGCGTACGTGCGAAATTCACCTGGGACGAATATGCATTAGCGAATATAATCTCGTACTTCTCTGCAAGTCCCATCAAGGCTCCAGTCCAACATTTCAAAAATCGTCCAGAGAAAGTATTTCCAGGAACGCAAAGCAAAATCACAGGTCTTTTAGACTCGACAGGGGTTTCCATCAATACAGGTTCCATAAAGTAATAATTATAATAGAGTTATCACTTTATATTGGTTGTATTATATTTATAGATCGAGCGACACGATGTTCTTCTCGGAACCGTTCTTTCTCTTGCTCTTCTTGGGCATGTTGTTATTCTGAATATCCTTCAATGAAGAAATAGACAACAAAGAGTCATCATCCTTCTTGGTCTCGCTGTGAATATTCACTGTGCGTGTTTTTAAACCAGATAGAATGTTATCAATGTCTGAATTTTGGGGTCCCTTCATCTCAGGTCTTTTTTGCGGGGCAGACTGATTTCTTAATTCGGCAGCGGGCTCCAATCTAACACCTTCCTCTCTAAACATTGTTCCTCTGCTTGCATTGATGTCGGGTCGGTTGGTTGGTGCATTTCCGTTCATACCAGGTCTGGGAGGAGGAGGAATATTCTGCGTCTCCACTGGTCCTGGTGGAGGAGGTCCCTTGGGTCGACTGTTGTCTTGCATGAAGTTATTCGCCATTGCGAATCCAGGAGAATCCTGAGACATACTATTTACAGTTGCGTTGGTAAACATCTTCATCAATTCAGGACTCTGTTTAATCACATCGTTGAATGCAGGGGTAGCACTGGAGAGAGCCTTGTTCGAAAAATTCAATACGGCCGCACTGAAACCTACACGTAAGAGAAGGGAAATTTCAGGGGCCATCTTACCTCCCTTATATTTATCATGTAATTCTGTAAAAATTTCTTCATAACTATCGAGATCCTCACTCACTTGCTCACCCCAACCATCAAGGTTCAGATCGAATGGATTGAAAATAGCATTGCCGTATTCGAGGGAATTAACAAACGTCATAAACCACCATCCCTGCAGTTTAATGCTATCCTTCTTTCTCTTTTCCTCCATGGCTCCTTCATACTCATCTTCCACCTCATCATAAGGTGAATCCATAGTGAAATTGCCGGAATCTTTCAACATACCTTTTTCTTTCCATTCATCAAGCTTTTTCAACATAAGGCGCTTCTTTCTTCTCTTTTCGCGCTCACTTAAATTAGCAGAAGCCCTATACTCCTGCTCGGGTGGAACTTCATTCGACTTCATAAATCCATCCCACGTTTTCGCACTTCCCATCATATCAGATGTAGCCGCCCCCAAGCTGGCTTCATTTAAATCATCAAATTTCATATCATTCACGGGTTGGTGGTCTTCTTTCACAATGTTCTGTGCAGAATTCAATCCTAAATAACCAGAAAATAGATTACTGCCGCTGTTCTCTTCGGGAGCAGACTTGTTTCCAGACAGTTGATTGAGTTCAGACTCCAAATCATCCAGTTCTCCTAAATCCAAATTCGCAACATTAGTAGATTTCTTTTTATCGTTCATGAGCAATTCAATTCCACTACCAAAATTTACCGATGGTGCGTTATCACGTGATTTAAAATCCAAACTAATCGGTTCGTGGCTAGAAGGTCCAATGTCAATAACTTCTTCCATGTCTTATGTTATTCAAACACTATTTATTTTTAAATCGTCCGCGTAAGTTATTATATTTCTATGTTTGAAATACCATAATCCTTGCAAAAAGGCATCGGCCAAATCATCTTTTTTATCAGTTAACAATGCACCGCTCCAATTGCTAAAATTGCGTTCAATGATCCGATAACAATAATAAATGCCGTCTTTTTTATGTTCTTTGTAATTTGGATTTTTTATAGAAACACTTTGTTCCTTATTTTCTTTCTTTTTTTTCGGAACCTCTCCCTGGGTATCTGCGAATTGTTTCAATTTGTTCGCAGATGAAATGAATTCAATTGCACAGTCGTCATTTCGCATAATAAAATATTGGGCTAACATACCCTGTATTGTTTTCATTCGATTCGCAATGGGTGAAATCTGATTTTCAATAATAACGTGCGTTATTTCGGGAAGGATCTGTATCTTATCTAACAATATTTTCATCTTTTTTCCAATTACAACTAAATCGACTTGAGAAGCATTTTTGGTTTTCTTGTATGTGATTTTTTCTAAACAATGTTTTTCCAAATATTGTTGAACCTCCGCTAACATACTGGTTTTGTTTTGCTTACGTTCTTTGTCTAAAAATAAAAAGTGTTGGTTTCCCCATTTGATAACCTCATCCACTTTTTGCTTTTTGATATGGGTGTATTGATTTTCTTTTACTGGTAATAAATAATTGCTTGACTTTGCGTGTGTTTCACAATAACATAGATCATTATATTGGTATTTTGCGTTTTTCCCACATACCTTATTTTGCTGTTTGCGACTATTTACGATTGCATTGCACGTTTTTTTGACGATTGTATTTTCTTCATTTAAATTCAATACCTTCCAGTCAAGGATATCTATGTTTGCTGAACAATCAAATATGCAATACGCCATGTTTTTTATGCCAACGTCGAAACTAATAGTTTTCATTTTGAATGTATGAATAAAAATATATTTTTTGTATATATTTTTATGAAAATGATAAAATTATCTGCGCAATAATTCATCTTGTGTAATTGCAGGAGAAATTTGACGGCTCTCTAATTGGTCTCTCGACAAGTATGTAGTTTTTAAATCACTTTGCACATAACCAGCAGGCTTTGTTTCGTCCAATACACTCTTGAATGAGTAAGGATAGTTGGAGTATCCTTGCACTTCATTGGATTGAATGTTTGGTGATTGAGCATTCTTTGTGTTATACCCAGTATCATTTGCCGACTGAACAAACTCATTGCGCATTACATCCTTTGCATTTTTGGTCAAATATTGACGGTATTCCCAGTTGGACTTGATGTTGTTTTGGTTCTTCAATTCCTTGTTCATCTGGGTTTCAGTTTGCCATGAAGATACAATGGAGCGACCGTCCTTCATCATAGGAGGGAAATCGCTGTATTGGTTGTTTGTAGAATATCCATCATATGAGAGTTGCTTCTCTTCTTTTTTGGGTTCTTGCTTATTTGCTTTGAAAAACGAAAACATTATTATATTAAAAGATGATATATTCTTGCATCGAAATAACTCTATTCTAATTCATTCAATAATTCTATCAATTCGACTTTCTTTAATTTACTTGGGTTGGTGCTTAATCCCTTTTCAATAACCAACGCCTTTAATGCAGAATTAGTCATCGCTTTGTAGGCATCCATCGCAGAAGGGAACTCCTCCATTTGGTCTGTGTTTTCTAAAGTTGTTTCTACTTTCTCTACCTTGATTGAATTATTGTCGTCAATCTCTAACAAAGAACTTTGTGTAGGTTCTTGTTGGACATCATCCTCTACCATTTTTACCTGTTTCAACTCATTATCAAGTTCGACTACCCTTTCTTCGTCTTCCTCTTCATCTTCTTCTAAATCATCTTCGGATAAATAACTGGACTCATCATCTCCACTTTCCTCATCCTCATCCTCATCCTCATCATCACTTTCGTCGTCATGTCTAGGATACATCTGTACAGAATGTGAGTGTTCAACTTGATTGGTCGGCACATTCATCGGTGCACCTCCACCAAACGACGTTGTATTTTGTCGTCGCAATAAATTTAACTCTTGAACAATATTGTTCATAATTTCAAACATAGTATCGCATCGCTGTTCCATAGTACTCACTCTATTTTTGAAATGGTATACAACCAATAAAATAAGCAAGAAAGTAGCAACTAATCCTAAATAAAATATGGAGTCCATCATGTTCATTAAAGTCATTTAATATACAAAAATAAAAATATACCTCAATGCAAACGAAAAAATAAAAAAGGTTGCTATAATATATAAATGGATTCTGTTACTAACGCCGCCCCTAAACTGAACCTACTTGATGGAGCTTACAACAATCAACTGTTGACGATAATTCTAATTGTATTGATTGTATTTTCACTTTTAGGAGTAAATATTCTGAATATTTTCGGAGACCTGTTGCAATCCGTTGTCGATCTGTTCGGTCCTTTCATTATGCAGATCGCTTCTTTGATTGCATATACAGCTGGTTCCATTTTGAACCAGATTAGTTCTCTTTTTACCGTGACTGGTACTGCTGGTGTCGAAATTGCTGGAGGCACAATTGATACTGTTGGAGACTTACTGAAGGATGCTAGTGCTGGACACCTACCTGACCGCATTAATTTAGGTGAAACCGTGAACCGCTCTTCTGTTCAGGTTCGTGACCCAGATATGGACAACACTACAAATCCCATTCAAAATGCAATTACCTCTCGCAAATCTCAATGGTGCTTGGTGGGCGAGTTCGAAGGAAAGCGCGGATGCGTACAAGTCGGAGAACAAGACAAATGCCTATCTAATCAGCTGTATCCCAGTTTCGAAACTTGTTTGAACCCTACTATGACGCAAAACAAACACCCTCTTAAGAGCGAGGCAACCAAATTAGAGTAATTATTGAATACGACGTTGGTCAAAGAAAATAGTGCGAAAAAAACATAAGACAGCTAAATGCTTATGTTTTTTTATTTATTTATTTATGGATATGTTTATACGATCACAGTATAACGATTTCTCGTCTTTCTTAATTTATTCATAGGGATTGCTTCAAGTCCTTGCGAAAGGAGTATATCAGATTTCCATTCACAGTTAATGAAGTAATGTCCGGTTGGTAGTTCGACGGAACCGATTCCATTCTTTTGCCCGCGGTTCCAAGTCGTTTGCACAATTGTTCCATCTTCGCAATAATGCGTTCCGCTACCGTGCCACATATTATCCTTCCATTCGCCATCGTAGATGCGGTAAATCGAGGAATAATCGGTACCCTTACCATTTTTTGCACCCTCAAACCAGTATCCGGTGTAAATCAAGACATTATTTTCATACAGCGTTCCTTCTCCATATTGAAGACCATTGACCCAACCGCCTTCGTATACCAGCTCGCCATCCGTATCGTATGTTGTACCAAATCCACTGTATCGATTGTTCAACATACCCCCTTCATATTGTTTATTTCCATTATCGTGATACAAAATGCATTTACCAGTATAACTACCTTTATCAGTGAAGCGACCTTCATAGACCAGGGTTTGATTTTTATATAATTTTCCTTTTTTGGGGACAACAATCGAATTGGTACCGCTACCGAAGTCAGATACTCCGTAATAAACAATATCCGATGTATCGGTTACAATAATCACCTCCCCTGTAAAACTAAATACCGTGGTCGGGTAATCGGTCTCGTCGATGTGTTCAATATAGAAATCTTCGACGGTAATCGTGTAAGTCATGATGCCTGAATAAATAAGAAAGAATGTGTTTGTTATCTTGCATATTCTTCGTTCCATTGCAATCAATTTTATATGAAGATTTAGAACTAATATAAATACAATTGCGCTATTCATGCATAATGGACGTGCTGGAAAATATAGATTACAGTGCCTTTCAAGGTGAAATGATGAATGAAATTGAGCAAATGATGGGTCAAATGATAGACATGCAAATATATAGCACGGATACGTATAATAAATATGCGCAATATAGCCATATTTATGTAAATAATAATTCGCTACAAGTTACTGAGAAAATGGCTCACGAAATAAAATGGCTCATACATTACGTGAAAGAAACACATTTGTATTTATACGAAGACTACAAAGACGATATGTTAGAAAAATTTGATCGTGTGACTGAATACTTACCGTATTTATTTGACCTGTATGATGCATATACTGATAACGACCGTGACGGTAGACATACTTTCCAACCAGTACATACTCTCAAGAATATTCGACAATTGTTGCTTCCTTTCCGCGATTGTGTAGATCGAGAAAAGTTTGATACTACTTATGTTGACCACTGTGTGAACCTATTGGAATTCTACAAGTTTACTGCGAATTTTATGATATGTCGTTTACAAGAGCTTGAATTTGATATTGATTTTATGAAAAAAAACCCGGATCGCATACAAGGATACGAACCATAATATTGTGATAATTATATACTTTATCATAATATTAGTTTAAAAAGTATCTATTATTATCGATTACATGCAGAAAGATAGTGTAAACATCGATATTGTTGATATTGCAAAATATATTCCCGACTTTGTACAAATAAGATATAGCATTATCCCGAATGCAGGATTGGGCATATTTGCGAATACCAAGATACCCGCGGGAACCTTTATTGGAAATTATATGGGGGAAATATACGAATTCAATAGTAAACCAACCAGCAACGATTACTTATTCGAAAGTATAATAGGAAATGCATCGATAGTATTTGATGCGGATAATCTAGAAAAGTCTAATTATACTCGTTTTATGAATTGTTGTTATAGTAACGAAGTAGAAAATATTACTGTAATCAGATACAAACGAGAAACTGGTTCGAGTGTATATATTACACAATCGGGAAAAGAAATTGATATTGAGGGTTATGTATTTTTTTATGCAAAACGCGAGATAGAAGAAGGGGAAGAATTATTATATGATTATGGACTTAACTATCGTAATAAATTAGGAATTGTGAATTGGTAAAATGTTACCATTGAGAGATATATCTTTGAAAATAAATAACGGATGGTTCTCTACGTTAGATAAATTCCGTTCAACTCAAATGGTATATACGTTTCACTTACTTGGTTCGATACGCTGCAATTGGTTTCCACTAATAAATTATTCGAAGATAAATTAAACACTATTCCGTATTCTACATTATTAAAATCGTCTTCATATCCAAAAGGAGTAGAGATGGATATTTTCGGAAATCCAACTATATCATAGACAAACCCTCGTTCTGTAAATAAATTCACACCAGACACTTCCACAGTTCCTCCGTGTACAACTGCCTGAAACTGCGTATTGGCTGCATTAAATGACGTATCAAGTAATTGAACATTAAATGAAGAATCCGTATAAGTCAATGTAGGCGTTAATGTTGTTCCAGTTACTGGGTCAACTACATTTCCATTGTTATATAATACCGACACACCCATTGGAGAGGTATTAAAAAGACTAAGCGACAAATCGTATGTAGTATCTACATTTCCAGTTGAGAAGCCGCGCACAAATATACCATACGGAATTTTGAAACTGTATGTGTATTGAGGATTGGTGATACCATATTGGATGCCCAGTGAGAATATGTCCTGGGTATTATTATGCAAGGCAAATATATTGTCGGTAATGTTATATCTCCATTCATCCGTATCCTCATCGTTCGCTATAGCCAAGGTTTCCACATTAGTCTTGTAATTGTATAACGGAATGCTATCGTCTTTGTATAATAACATAGATGGACCAGGAACACCAGAAGATGAAGTGGGCGTATAAATAATTTCATTATTATTGCAATTGGTATCTATATTGGAATATATGGTTTTATATGAATATACATTTTCACTTATATCCAATATTGCATTACGCACTTCGGTTACTTCTTGTACAATTGTTCCCGGATAAGTCGAATTTTGATACTTACCAGATAAGAGTTGAGCCATTTTCTGTTTTTTTGTTAAATTATTCCCCTTTGATGCTTGACTGTTTCCTGAATATTGTAAGATTTCAGCTTTTCGTCGCATATTCAATTGTGCTTCTGTATATTGATTGTAAGGCGATTTTGTTTCAAGACGAGCAGGCGGTATCGTAAACAACATTTGTTTCCTTCGTTGTAAACATATTCCACTCACGTCAGAAGACATATTATATAATAAAGTACGACTATATAATATGATTGCATTGCACAATTAATTGGTTTTGGAATAATACCAATAATTGGATAAGTAAGAGAAATATTTTGTATTCAGATTACCATCTTTTACTGTTAAATTGGGTCCTTTGCGAACAATGCTATTAATATCAAACACATTCAGTGCAGAATTATAATAACGTAAACTGGATAACTTGCCGTTAAAACCGCCGTTCTGAGCAATGTATACATCACTGTAGTTTTGCTTGGGAACGTTGCTTAATACCATACGCTTGGACAAGGTTCCATTCACATAAATGTCTATGATCTTGTTTTGCAGCCGGATTGCTAAATGTATCCATTTTTTAATAGGCATATTTTCTACCACGATAGACGTATTCGCGTCTCCATATTTGACTGTATCCATCATAACGCGTAAATTGTTAGTTTTTGGTTCTAAGTATACACCAGGTGAATTATTCATGGAAGACAAGTTGGTTACAGCGTCGAATTGACCATCGCCCTTACTAAACACATGTTGGTATTTTTCATCTTGATTTCCTAAATCATTTATATATAACCATGATGACCAAGTAAATTCGGCGCCACTATCTTCATTATTAGAGCGAAGGATAGTGGCTGACCCGCCCTGTTTTGGGTCTTGATGAACAACCATGGAGTTGTTTCCATCAATCATACCATTGATCAGATAAGGACTATCAGATGGACCAAAGAGAATACTTATCAGAATTACGCCTAAATTGAGAAGAACAAGCATGCCGATTAGCACTAAAATAATGAATGCGAATTTTGCGATGATAGTGTTGGATTGGAGGAACCCGGTTGTTGCTTCCGGGACAGTAGCGGATTGTTTTGAAAACTCGCTGAAAGTATCCGTCAATTGCGAACTAGTATTCTGCAACGTATTGCCCAGATTACTGATGCCTTGTTGCATGCTTTCTTGGCTAGGTAATTTGTCCATTGCATTCGATAAATTGCTTGTAATTTGAGTACCCACGTTTGCGGTAAATCCTGGTTGAGCGTTCATATATATTGTTATAATATAGGGATAAAAATTATAACCATACAAATTTATATTAAACTATTTATTTTGCCTTAAATAACAGAGAACCTAGATTGTTCCTGCTCGTTCTTCAGAATAGATATGTCTACACCATACGAACTCAACATATTCATCAGTCTGTTTGAACCATTGCCATCTAAATAATTTTCCCATACGGTTTTGGGATCAAGTGGTGCAACCCAGCGTTTGAAATTCGCCAAATATGCGTCAAACTTTCCTTCCGCATTGCCGACAAGAATGGGCGTATCTGAAGTAGGAGGCACCTTGGGCATAGTATTGGTACCAGTTTTGAAGAAACGTTGAGAACGCATCAACTTACCGTCAATATATGCATCCACAAACTGGTTATCCATACTCAATCCGATGCACACCCATTTTTGAAGAGGGAAGTTATCAGTAATCAACATAGTCTCTGTCGTATCATCAGACATAGCCATATCCATTTTCAACAAAGGACCTGTTTTATCCAAATACAATTTCATGTTGTTGTCTCTACTAAATATGGTTTTTTCAACATTGTTATCCCAAGTGTTCACATATAACCACAGAGTGTATCCATAGCGGGAATTATTCGCCTTTTCAATATTAGTAAGGGGAGGTTGGGGTTGTTTCAAATTTGCACTAGCAGTGAGGCTCGATGAGCGGTTTGATAGGAAATAGTATAAAACATATATCAATAAAATAATAACAACTCCTAAAACAATCACTGTTGTATTCATAATTATATATTTTATGGCTATAAAAAAAATATATAAGTTAGTCAGTTCGTAAAAAGAATAGTCGTTTCAGCATATCCCCATTAATCAAATTTTTAGGCATGAACTCTGTTTCAATTGGTGGGTTCTTATGAGCAAGCAAATTATACTCGTTCAATATGTTTCGCTTAGATAGAGGAGCTTTATAATAAGTAATATTGCAAATTGCTCCATCCAACCCATTTTGGTCGCCGATCGTAATATTGTCGTATGGCGTATATTTTGGCTCCGCATTATGTATTGGAACTGATTGGGCTAATTTACCATTTACAAATATATCCAGGAAAGTGGATGAATAGTTAAATGCAATATGGTTCCATTTTTGCTTCGCGATATTCAACTTGACTTTATCTTCTTGTTTGTTGTCGCGATTTGTGTAATATACAACCAAATTATTTCGACCATGCTCTTCATCAATGTTGTTTTCATATACTACATGTGGCGCACCATCGGCATAATTGAATATGTTGGTTTCTTTTGAGTATGCTTTATAATTCGAACCTTGGTCATTCAAATACAACCAAAATGATATTCCGTAGTTGCGACGATAATTGGCGGTTTGGTCAAATTGGTCATTCTTTTCCATTTTCAGTTCTTCACTTCCTGAAATTACGTGTGACTTATCCAGGAATTCATTTCCAGGTAGCAATTTGATACCTTTTTTCATGAATAATAATTTCACGATCTTGGGTAAATAAATATACAGCAAAATCAACACCAATTCAATTACAAATAGATAAAATACGGGGTTCGTGGTATCACTTATATCTTTCTTAATGTAATTCACAAATTGCAGTAATAGACATGGTATGTAAAATAACATTTGCATTATCAACCCTGGGAACCCTTCTAGACGTTTGATATACTCGCCAGTAAAGTAAAATACTATTGCTAAGGAAACAAACATCAATAATACGGACAAAACAGAATAGACATGACTTAACGATGAATTTGTTTGTTGTGAAAACTGGACATAATAATACATTAATATACCACTAAATGCTACTAACGCCAACTTACTGAATACAGACGAAATCCAATTGTTTGTTGTAGCGACTGGTTTTACAAAAGAAGATAAACCATATGCCAGCAACAATAAAACCGGAATAGCCAACCAACTTGTTTCATACGTCATCGACATCGAATAATTGGACGTGAATAACATAAACACAATGAAAATCGACATAATCATTATCATCATTCCGTGAGATGCCATCGTGTTTTGAACAATAGGTTGACTGGCGGTTTGTTTCATTCTTTCGGATGCGAATTTACTCGCTTGTTCGGCTGAAGACTTGATATTTTTGTTTAATTTATTAAATGTTTGAAATCCTTTCTCTATGTAGTCTGGTTCTATTGTTTCATTCATTTATAATGCTAATATATTATAAATGGATATATTATTCGAAATTCGCTTGTTGTGCATAAAGTTATAGGTTCTCCATTGCGGTTTTCTTTCCGTGACATTCTCTACACAAAGCAACTAAATTATCTACATGATTGCTTCCACCGTGGTCCAATCTAACAATATGGTCGACTTCAAACCAAGCACTCAATTGCGTTTTGCAGTCGTCACAAGACCAATCCTGTCTAGATGCTACAAACTTCTTTTTGGTTTCACTTACTGAACGTTTGGTACCGGTTTTGCCCGAATTGATAATGCGCTGTTCTCCTTGGTATTGTTGTGAATTGTTCATCGAAACAATCGGTTTGGACGCATTGTCTTGAAACGAAGAATGTCTCGTAGTGAAATCTAATATTGGCGAAATCATATTCGTCGTGCTTTTGTCTACCGGTAAATATTTGATATATTCATTTGATGTAGCCAACATCTCGCGTGCTCTCAGTGGATTGTGTTTTACAATGTAGTAAAAAAACAGTGCACCCATTCCCACGCCAGCCATTTGATAATATTTTTTCCATGTCATCATAATTTTTACGTATTTTCCATCGGTATGAATGTTGGCTATTACAAAACCGGCGATTAATAATATAACAATTTCCAATCTCATTTAACATATCGTTAGATTTAATTCAATACATATATGGGCGATTATTCACTGTAATACATATAAATGAGTACAACAAGGAATAAGATAAATGCAAAATGGATGTATCTTGATTTGAACTTGATGCTATCTACAAATGAGATTTGCTTCGGTTTGTATTGTTCTCTATATAATTCCAATGATCTTGCTAGCGATATTTCATCTTTTCCTAACATGATGTTGTATTTATTGTGAATAAAATGCATCCAACGAACCAAAGAATCGCGATTATCTAAATAAGGTGATACTGGGTATTTGTCTAGTATTTCACTAAATTTGTTTCCCATTTCCTCGTCTGGTATAAATAGCGGCATATTGGTCAACAATTCATAATATTTTTTTTTAGTCACTTCATTCGGGGTCAACGGATAGAACTCGGCAATCGTATGCAAAAAGAACCAATAATGAGGTCCCCACGTATCTGCATCGAAATTCATAAATAACAATATATATAAAGAATACCTTTTTATAATAATAGGACAACACATTTATTATAATTTTATGAGTGCAGATAATTATTGTAACAATTGCGGAAAAGAAGGACATTCATATAGTCAATGTAAAATGCCGATTACCAGCGTAGGCGTTATTGCCTATCGAATTCATAATAACAAAAAAGAGTATCTGATGATACGTAGAAAGGATACACTTGGTTTCATCGATTTTATGAGAGGGAAGTATTCGGTCAATAACAAAGAGTATATTATGAATATGTTGAAACAAATGACTGAAGATGAGAAGGTTAAGTTGAATACATTCACATTCGAGCAATTGTGGCTGTCTGTATGGGGCAACAGCAGACTATCCAATCAATACAAACAAGAAGAAATGGTGTCGAGAAACAAATTCCAAGTCATCAAAGATGGTATTTACAACAAGCAAGTTTTTTACAATTTGAATATACTGATTGAAGAGAGTAAACAATATACCCAATGGAAAGAACCTGAATGGGGATTTCCCAAAGGTCGCCGTAATTTTCAAGAAAAAGACTTTGAATGTGCGTTACGTGAGTTTAAAGAAGAAACTGGAGTGCCTACCGAATATTTGCATAGTATTCAAAATATTTTTCCATTTGAAGAAAATTTTACGGGGTCAAATTACAAATCGTATAAACACAAGTATTATATCACTCACATGAATTACGAGAATACGTTGATGAATTATAAATATGATAAAATGGAGGTAAGTAAAATCGAATGGAAAACGGTAGACCAATGTATTGATTGCATTCGACCCTACAATTTAGAGAAACAGCACATGTTAACAAATTTAGATAATATGTTAACTCATCATACACCTGTATTATTTTATTAAAAAACAACAGAAATATATGTTCATTCTATATACATATATTTTACTATTATCATGTCTAGAAATACAAAAAGAGTAAAATCTGGTGGTTCAAAGCGTGCAACGAAAAAAAAACAATCTATTGAAAAAATTGCGGATATTGTTCCGATGGATGTGTCTGAACGGAATTTATTAGTGGATGCCGCCGTAACACAACTTTCCGCTAGACTGAAAAACAATGCTGATGTAGAAAAAAAATACGATAAACCCGTCCGTTGTCCAAAAGGGCAACGGCGCAATAAAACTACAGGCGAATGTGAACCCGTTGGTAAAAAACCCCGCCAACTAATTGAAGGTTGTAACTATGAGTATAAAATAGAGACGCCTGAAGAAAGCGTGCGAGCAGAAGAGTTGAAAAAAATGTTAATTGCAGATTTGCGTTCGAAACTGATTATAATGTTAGGAATTGAAGATCCGAAGACTGAAAGTGTAATGGGAGCGCGATTGAAACCGCAGTTTATTAATTGGATTGTATGTTTGGAACAGAAGAGAGGATTGTTGCGAGCCAATAAACATGAGGACGAAAAAGAACAAGAAGAAAAAGAAGAAAAAGAAGAAAAAGAAGAAAAAGAAGAAAAAGAAGAAGACGAAGAAGACGAAGAAGACGAAGAAAAAGAAGAAAAAGAAGAAAAAGAAGAAGACGAAGAAAAAGAAGAAAAAGAAGAAAAGGATGAGGAGGAAATATTTGAAGACGAAGATGTGGATATTTCACAAATAGATAACATTGAAATGAGTGATAAGGAAAAACAATTATTGTCCACATTAGAATTGCTTCCCGGAGATGTAAATTCAACCGAATACAATAAAATAAATAAAAAGAACGAGAAGATTATGCGTGACAATTCGATTGTAGATGACGATTATGACTTTTTGTATCCAACGTTAAATGACCCCGATTTCAATGCAAAAATCGCCTCGAGAAAAGAATTCAACACAATCCGTTATGATGGAACAATTAAAAACATAAAAGACCAAGCAGACAAAATGTGTAGTCAGGATTTTTCTCTTATGCCTCACCAAATGTTTGTGAAAAACTTTTTATCATTTCAGACACCTTATAATGCATTGTTATTATACCACGGATTGGGAACAGGTAAAACATGCAGTGCAATTGGAGTGGCTGAAGAAATGCGCAATTATACGAAACAGATTGGTCTGGAACAAAAAATCTTCATTGTCGCATCCCCAAATGTACAAAACAATTTTCGCATGCAACTGTTTGATGAAACCAAGTTGGAGAAAGTGGGAGACCAATGGAACCTGCGCACGTGCATTGGTAACGAACTATTAAAAGAGATCAATCCAACTTCGATGAAAAAATTATCCAAAGACAAGGTTGTTTCGCAAATGAATACCTTGATAAATGAACATTACCGATTTATTGGATATGGAGAACTTAGAAATTACATAGAGCGAAAGATTAATACAACCAGTTCTGGACAAGACGCTACAGAAGCCATGCAGAAGAAACGAATATTGAAAATCAAACGGCATTTTAGCAATCATTTGTTTATCATTGATGAGTTTCATAATATTCGCATATCAGATGATAATAAAGATGGAAAGAAACTGGCTACACTATTGATGGATGTAATACAACACGCCGAAGATATTCGTTTGTTGCTCTTGTCGGGTACACCTATGTACAACAGTTACAAAGAGATTGTATGGACAGTGAATTTATTGAATGCCGTAGACAAACGCAGTACGATCAAAGAAAACGAAATATTTGATACACAAGGTGATTTCGTAGTGGGTGACGAAGACAAAGAAGGAGGTAAAGAACTATTGGAAAGAAAGTTAACAGGATATGTTTCATTTGTAAGAGGAGAGAACCCATATACATTTCCTTATAGGATATACCCTGACCAATTTGAACCTGAAAACACAATGAAGGAAGTTGCCTACCCATCCAACCAATTAAATGGGAAAGTTATTGAAGAGGCAATTGAGAACCTGCCTATTTATATTAACAAACTCGATCCTTACCAAGAAAAGGGGTATCTAGCGATATTACAGTACTTAAAACAGAAAACTACCTCTTCTGTTGACGAGAACAATTTCCCTACTTTTGATAATATGGAAAAATTCGGTTACACATTTTTACAACAATTGTTGGAATCACTGAATATTGTGTATCCCAACGAAGACCTAGATGAGTTGGTTCTCGACGACACTTCGGTTGTTCCGGAAACATTGGTGAAGAGTTACATTGGTAAAAATGGATTGAATGAAATTATGACACATCAAACTGTCCAAAAGGATTATATGCTACGTTATAAGTTTGAGTACAAGCCTGATATTATGGAGAAATATGGACGTGTTTTCCATCCGGATAATTTGCCCAAGTACAGTCATAAAATATCCAATATCACAAATAAGATTATGAAGTCGACTGGAATCGTGATTGTCTATTCTCATTATATCGATGGTGGCGTTGTTCCAATGGCTCTCGCATTAGAAGAAATTGGTTTTACAAGATACGGGAGCGCACCATTTACAAAGCCATTATTGGCGACGGGTGATACACGCATTGAACCCATTGATAGTTTACAAATGACTACAAAGGCGAATTTTACCGAAGTCGACGGCAGACGTTTTGAACAAGCAAAGTATGTAATGATTACTGGAGATAAAAATTTCTCCCCCAACAACTTGGAAGATTTGAAATATGTAACCAATGAAAACAATAAAAATGGTGAAATGGTCAAGGTGATATTGATCACACGCGCTGCTGCTGAAGGATTAGATTTCAAAAATGTTCGCCAAGTTCATTTGATGGAACCTTGGTACAATATGAATCGCACAGAGCAGATTGTAGGCAGAGCGGTGAGAAATCTGAGCCACTGCAAACTACCATTTGAAGAAAGGAATGTGGAGATTTATTATCACAGTACAGATGCTGTTCAAACCAACGAAGCAGCGGACATGTATGTATATCGTTTCGCCGAGAAGAAAGCGAAGAAAATCGGAGAAATCACGCGTATTTTAAAAGAGCAATCAGTAGACTGTTTATTGAACATTGGTCAATCGAATTTTACAGTGGAGAAAATGCTGGCTATTACCGAGAACAAGAACATAGCAATTCGGACTTCAAGTGGACACGATCTAGAGTTCCAAGTCGGAGACAAACCTTATTCGAATGTATGTGATTATATGGATAATTGTGAATATACATGTTCTCGACCTGTGGATATAGATAGGGTCAATGTAAATGATACAACTTACAATGAAGGATTTATCAAAATGAATTACAATGCTATCATTAAACGAATAAGAGAACTTTTTAAAGAAGAACCATTTTATACGCGCGACACATTGTTCCGTTCGATCAACATTCGCAAAGAATATCCCAAAGAAGAAGTTGACTTTGCATTGACCCGATTTATACAGAACAAAAACGATTATTTGATAGACAAATATGGACGCCAAGGATACTTAATCAATAAGGGAGATGTATATGCATTTCAACCGATCGAGATGAATGATGAAAATGTGAGCATTTATGAAAGAGGTGTTCCAGTTGATTACAAGAGAAACCATATCAAAATAGAGGTACCATCCAAAAAACAAAGCAAAGTTAGAATGGAGATAGAGAACGAGGTTGAAAATGCCGAAACGTTTGCTGATATTATGAATCAAATTACTGCAAACATAGATAGTGCAATCGAGATGAAAGAACGTCTTTTGGCTCAAGGTTCTCATAATTGGTATAAGCATGCCGGAAATGTGATGAATTTACTTAGAAAGAACCATAACGTAAAAAAAGAGGAATTTATAGAGCATTTAGTCTATCATAATTTAGATACAATGCAATTGAAAGAAAAATTAATGTTGATACAACAATTATATGGTGACCGCCTGGAAGATGCAAATAGAGAGGAAAATGAAATAACTGAATATGTGAGAGAATATTTCGAAAAGAGGATCATAACGTCCGACGAGAAAAATAAAGGAATATTGTTATACAATACATTTGGTGATACTACCAGTTACGTTATTTATGAACAAGATAAGGTGAACAATATGTTATGGACACAAGTGGAAGAAATGGATTTAGGAGACTATAAAACAAGCATCATTGAAAAATTCATACAACCAAAGAATACATACAATGATATGGTTGGATTTATGTTTTTAGCCAAGAACAACAATGTGGATTTCAAAATGAAAGACATATCAGAAAAGAAAAATGTGGTGGGCATTTTCTGCGAAACCAAATCCAAATCGGACATAATTAAACGCATTAATTCAATATTAGAAACGCCTATGTACAACGATAAAAATACATCTCAAGTAATTGAAATTACTGAAATGAAAAATAATAAGAAGGTCGTTACACAAAAATCAAACGGCATATATAGGTCAGGTCTATGCGCCATGATTGAAATATTACTGAGACATATGGACAAGCATTCAGTTGATAGCAAAAAATGGTTTTTCAGCAAAGAAGAGGCAATCATCAATAGTTTGATTGGAATCAAAAAATAATTTATAAAATTGAATTAGAAAGTTTCTAACAAATAACTACTATAAAAGTTTCTGCTAATATATTAGTTATGGAAACCAAGAAACCTCAAGATCGCAAGATACGCACAGATGTATATACGAAGTCTATGCTTACAAAAAAAATATCCCTGAATATGAACCAAATCGGTAAAAACATCAAACCTAATTTAGAAAAGTCAATTTCTAATTCGATACAAGGAAAATGTAGTCCTGAAGGTTTTATCAAACCTGATTCGGTTCGCGTCATCAGTTACACAAGCGGAGTGGTTGAAAATGAGAAGATTGTATTTGATACCATGTATGAATGCATGATATGTCATCCAGTCGAAGGAATGATCATTGAATGTACGTCGAAAACAATCACAAAGGCAGGCATTCATGGTCAGATTATAGATGAAGATGGAAATGTCCCTATACACGCATTCATTGCTCGTGATCATTTTCATAACGACAAAAATTTCAACAACATTGAAGAAAACCAGAAGGTGCTCGTTCGTGTGATTGGTATTCGTTTTGAATTGAATGACCCGTATATTGTTTGCATGGGAGAATTAGTGAATGAAAAATAAGTAGAAAAAAAATATTTGTATTATGAAAAATATTTTTTTATTATAAATGTGTGAATATTTACCTTACGATGTAATACGATATATAGTGGAGTTTGTTGATGACATTGACGTGCGACGGAATTTCAAGGTATACAATAAGGTAAAGATACCGCCAAAAATACAAACAGTGTATCATATGTATCCTGATATTTCGCCAGACGGGACGCGTCGTTGCATTTTACCGAACCGCCTGAAATCATACGAACGAACTGAAAATAACATTGATGACGACACGTTAGATGTACGTATACAAATCTTGGACGATTCCGTAGAATATCACTACAAATACTACATTTTTGGAAAATCGCCGGAAAATATGCACAATCAACAAGGGCAGATGAATATGGTTCTCGAAGTGTATTGTTGGTGTTATAGTGAATTTATATATATACGTTATTAAAACTATATAAACTTTGCTGCATACATATGTATAATCATGGCTTGCGACAATACGTATTCGTCCGAAGAGTTAGATGCCATAAAACATAGCATTGAAATAATGAATAAACAAGACCAGATTGAAATACTGAAATTGCTATCAAAATATTTATGCAAGTTAAACGAGAATAAGAGCGGAATATTTGTAAATATGTCGTTTCTGTCTAACGACATTTTAGATCAGATGAAAAAATATATTGAGTATACACAAGAAAAAGCCACCAATTTGGCCACTTTGGAATATCAAAAAGAGGAGTTCAAGAAATCATTACTTGACGAAAAAGAAGATAAAGACAACTCGACAGTATCATATAGCGCTATACACTCGTAGCAAATATCATGACGACTATTGGTAATTCCGTATTTTATTGTTTTCATAAAAACAATAATGTAAAAGACATTGTACAATCATTGCATCCATATGTATTTACGAAAGACGAACCACAGTCTATTGTAAACATCGACAAGAATTATAAACAAGACCCATCTGCCGTACAACCAACTACATATTCCCCAGAAACAGATTATTTTATTCCCGCACAGAAGGATGGTTTGTTTTGGTGTCTGTATGTTGCAATGTATTCATATGGAGAATATAGTGCGATTCACAGGAATTATGGTTTGAAAAAAATGGAACTGAATCAAGAAATTCTGGATTTTTTAGTAGACAACAATCATTTGATGAAACAAGTGAACCATAAATTTTCCAAAGTCGCCATTACAGAATTATTAGCAGATCTTTCCATCAATCAGCAGTCCACTACTTTCGTCAACGTGTATGCATACCTATGTTTCTATAAATTCAATGTATATATCATAAACAACGAGAAAAAGAGTTACTTGCCTTTTATATTTGATGCGGAACTTCCATCTTTTTTTATTTACGTTGATGGTTTCAAACAATATAAGTTGCGACTAGAACCCGCGTCATCGAGCGATATTGAACATCTAGACAACAATTTTGTATGTTTAGAAGGAATGAACAAGACGATGAAAAGTCTGTCGGCATATAAAATTGCGGATTTAACAACCATCATGGAAAAACTTCACCTACCGTCCAGTAAACTAAAAAAGAACGAGTTGTATACTACAATACTGGAAACAATTCATTGGTAATATATACAAAATTGATTGCGACAAAATAATATATGATTTTACTATATAAGATTCTATATTATGAATTCAAAAACACACAATACCAGCAATAACCTGCGTGAAAAGAAAGATGAATTTCATAGAATCGTTTCCCTCTATTTAGAAAGCAACCCTTTATTGTCCACATACAACAAATCCAGTGAATTGGAAATTCGCTTTGGAACCAATCCTCGTATTAAAAAACCCATCACTAAAAATAACTACGACAATGTAATCAAACAACTGTATTCTTGTGGGTTTAAGGCGGAGAATAATAATGGAAATCAGATGCTGCGTATCCAAAATGAATATACCGACCCGCGCACCGGACAAACGCGAATGTCTAATATTCGTGCAGAAATTGTAGGCACTGATCTGATACAACAATATTGTGAAACAAATGATATTCAAAAACTGGTCAATATGCCTTCGAATGTATTTAATAAGATAAAATTTACACGCAAATCATCTCCAAAGGACAAGAAAGACAAGTTCATACCAAAATTAGATATGGAAGATTTCAATTTCCGCGTTTCATTCCAAGAGGAACAAGATTTTAATATTCATAGCAATCTTGCCCGAAATATTATGTCGAAATGGGTCGACTCAAAAAAAATGTTTCGCTCTTTGAACAGGGTTCGTTTCTATCACGAGACGTATCCAATCTTTGCTGATTTGACTATTGTGAAAACATCCAAGACGAACAACCGCGTACCTATTCCTCAGTATAATATTCAAGATGCTGGCGTATTTTCAAATGTAGAACATTACGAGATTGAATTAGAAGTAGACAATGCCCGTGTTGGTTCAGGAACGAACTTTGATAATGCAGACAAACTGTTATCTGAATTGCGCAAGGTGATCCGCATTGTATTGTCGGGCATTCAAGATACTAAGTACCCTGTCGCATATAGCGAACACGATGATGTCCTAAAACATTATATTACTATGATACACGGCGAAGACTATGAATACTGGCGCATGCTACCGAAACACTTTCTTGGTCCCAGTTCGTACACCTTACAGTTATCAAATATTATAGAATCCGATACAGATAACGAACATAAAACCATTTTGAAAGATTACACCGTTACCGACAAAGCAGATGGCGAAAGAAGATTGTTGTACATACATAAAAATGGAAAAATCTATATGATTGATACAAATATGCGGGTCATGTTTACTGGTTCAAAAACCAACAATGCGCATTTGTTTGATAGCATATTGGACGGCGAATTCATTAAATACGACAAAAACAAAAAGATAGTGAATATTTATGCTGGGTTTGACGTGTATTATATAAATAATAAGTCAGTTAGGCATCTCCCATTTACACTACGCAACAAAGAAGACCCGGCAGGCAAGTGCCGTATGAACTTGTTGAATACATATGTGCAAGAACTTGATGCGGTCTCTATCATGGATACAGCACAAAACAATGAAGTGAAACCCAAAAACAAGGCGTTGCATACGAATATTCGCATTCAAGTGAAGGAATTTCAACAGAGCAGTGACGAAAAAAGTATATTTGAGGCTTGTTCTACCATTTTATCCAAGGTAAAAGATGATAATTACGAATACGAGACAGATGGATTGATCTTTACACCTGCCTATTTCCCAGTTGGGGCAGACAATGAAGGCGACGAACCAGGGAGTTTGTACAAAACCACGTGGAACTCTTCATTTAAGTGGAAACCTCCTCTGTTCAATACAGTTGATTTCCTTGTTTCAGTAGAAAAAACGGAAACCGGCAAAGACAAGGTATCTAATATATACCAAGATGGTCTGGATGTAAGTACAAATTCTAATATTCTTCAATATAAGACACTCACGCTCAGATGCGGTTACGACGAACGAAAGCACGGGTTCTTAAACCCTTGCCAAGACATTTTGAATGATAATATTCACTTTTCAAACGATGTAGATAGCAACGACAATTACAAACCGGTTCCGTTTGTTCCCACTCATCCTTACGACGAGAATGCCCATGTATGTAACATTATATTGAAGAAACAAGGTGATAATATGGTATTGTTATCGGAAGAAGGAGAATATTTTGAAGAAGATACCATTGTGGAGTTTAAATATATTCACGAAAACAAAGATGGTTGGAAATGGGTGCCGTTGCGCGTAAGATATGATAAAACTGCGGAGTTGAAAGCGGGTCTGAAAAACTACGGCAATGCATACCACGTTGCTAACAGCAATTGGCGGTCTATTCATCATCCGATTACCGAAGAAATGATCGGCACCGGAGAAGAAATTCCTCAATTTGTAGAAGAAAACGATGTATATTATAGTCGATCCAATGAACAGACCAGTACGCAAGGGTTGCGCGACTTTCATAATTTGGTCGTAAAGAGGTCATTGATTACAGGTGTAGCGAATCGTGGGGATACCCTCATTGATTACGCGGTAGGAAAGGCAGGGGACTTGTCGAAGTGGTCCAAATCAAAACTCAAGTTTGTCTTTGGAATTGATATTTCGAGAGACAATATTTACAATCGCATTGATGGAGCGTGTTCTCGCTATTTGAACATTGTGAAGAAATATAGAAATAGCAAAATGAAAGCATTGTTCCTCAGAGGAAACAGTGGTACAAATATTCGCAACGGTTCTGCATTTGAAACGGACAAGGACAAACAAGTGTCGAAGGCGGTGTTTGGTAATGGTCCCAAAGACCAAGAAATGCTTGGAAAAGGTGTATATAATCAATACGGTATCGGCGAACAAGGTTTCAATATCAGTTCTTGTCAGTTTGCGATGCACTATTTCTTTGAAAACAAGGATACTCTATACGAATTTATACGCAATTTGAGTGAATGTACCAAGGTCGATGGTCACTTTATTGGAACGTGTTATGACGGAAGAGCTGTATTCAATCTGCTCAAAAACAAAGAAGAAGGTGAACGCATACCCATCATGAAAGCAGACAGAAAAATTTATGAAATTACAAAAATGTACGACAAAACGGGTTTCCCTGACGATGAACTCAGTCTGGGTTATAACATTTCTATATACCAAGAGAGCATCAATAAACCGTTTGTAGAATATTTGGTGAATTTTGACTATTTCATTCGAGAAATGGAAAATTATGGGTTTGTAATTGTAAGCACTGAAGAAGCCAGTCATATGAATTTACCTAGCGGGACAGGTATGTTTTCGGATTTATTCAAACAAATGGAAGACAATGTTGCACAAGATCCCAATATGAAACACGATGTTGGACAAGCGTTGTATATGACACCAGAAGAAAAACGAATTTCATTCATGAACCGCTATTTTGTATTCAAAAAAGTAAGAAATGTAAACATGCAGAATAAGGCGTCTGTTGATACGGATGCAATTCATACGCAAATCGAAGAATTGGAAAAAGAAGACGCGAAACAAACTCCATTGGAAACTGTTATTCAACCCAAAAAAATACGTAAAAATAAGAAGAAGGTAGTAATCGAAAAAAATTAAGCCATAATGAAATGATATAAAAATAATAGCTCTTTACCTATCAGCGAGAATTATTATTTAGTATTGATGACGTATTATCAATTGCCTAGAAATAATTTTTTTACATATAAGTACATAGATTACATTGAAAGACATAACCAACCTGTATCTATCATTTCACAATCACAAAGTGATTATTTGTATGAAATCAAAAAACACATTGGTTTGATCGAAAAAGATTGGGATATATTTAAAAAATACACAAATCCATATGAATACATACATACCAATATCCCTCACAAAAATAAATATATTGCATCGTGCAATCCATTGTCGCGATCATATTTCAAAATGATTGAAATAATGAAAATATTCAAGTTGGAAGCAAACTCCAAACCTATTCGCAGTTTTCACTTGGCTGAAGGTCCAGGCGGTTTTATTGAGGCACTATGTAAACAACGCAAGTGTCCATATGATAGATATATTGGTATGACCATATTGGATGATAAGCACGATCCAAATATACCCGCGTGGAAAAAAACCAAGCATTTTTTGAACCAATACAAAAATGTAGTTATTGAGAATGGTCAAGACGGTACGGGAAACATATTGTCGTTGGACAATTTCACCTATTGTGCAGAGAAATATTCGTCATGTATGGATTTAATTACTGGCGATGGTGGGTTCGATTTTTCAAGTGACTTTAACAACCAAGAAAGTCATATATCGAACCTGTTATTTGCCCAAATGGCGTTTGCACTTGTTATGCAAAAAAAAGGTGGGTGTTTTATCTTGAAAATATTCGATTCGTTTATGCACCATACAGTTGATTTGCTCTACATATTATCCTCATTTTATGAAAAAGTAAGTATAGTGAAACCCCATACAAGCAGATACGCAAATTCGGAAAAATATGTAGTGTGCAAAGGTTTCATATTTCAGAACAGTCAAGTATTTTACCCTTTTTTACACCGGGCATTCGAAAAAATGACGAACAACAAGGACGATTTGCACATTCATCGCTTTCTTACCATACCCATCAATTCCTATTTTTTGAATAAACTAGAAGAATTGAACGCGATATTCGGTCAACAGCAAATAGAAAATATACATTATACAGTATCGTTAATTGAGAACAAACATAAACAGGATAAAATCAACAACCTCATTAAAAACAATTTGCGCAAATGTGTAAACTGGTGTATGAAACATAACGTTGATTACAATGTATTTGACGACTAGTTGCTTCCTGCGTTTCCCTTTTTACTAACCGGTTTTTTTCTTTCTATTTTTTTTTTCATCGTTTTTTTTTCCAAATCATCAGCATACGTATTGATGATTTTGAATATTCGTAAATATTCAGGCACATATTCTGTTGGGATATAGCATGGGTCGTAGAATATACTACATACAGTCCCGTGTGTAAACATATTACAACATAATTTCTCTTTTAATGCTTCATTCGTTATCGCATCCTGCAATGCAAATCCCGCCTTAATAGACTGAACCGTGCCTTTTGAAATAGTATATTCTTTGAAATGTTTTGACAATAGATCTATGTTATTTACAATTTTATCTATCAAATCCTTCTTTTTTGACGATTTTATAACACGTATCATACAAGATTGTTTCGAATTATATGTCTCCCATCGGTATGAAAACACATATGGTAAGTCTCGTAGTTGCGACAACTTCATTTTTTCTAGCGTGTTTCTGTATTTAGATATGTTCGTTGTTGCGCCTGTGAATTTCACAGCGAACGCGTCGCGAACACTGAGAAAACTGCAAATATACATTTGAATGTCTGTGGGAACATATTTGTTCTCAAAGAACATTACATTTGTCTTTTTACATTTTCTGCGAAATAAATACCGCTTCAAGCCACATTTGATGTCTTTATTTACCAATTTAAGGTTCTGATAATGCATATGCTCACATACTAATCGTTTCCGTATATGTAGAGAAATGTTCTCTAGGTGCCTTTCTATACTTTTTGGAAAAGTAGTGGTTGTCTCTCGCATAATGCTAAAATGGAAATGGTCCGAGCTACCCCCCCTCAAATAGTTATTTGAATAGTTAGTCCACATATTGCGCATACGGCACAACTCATTGTACTCATCCACTAGTAGGTTTAACTTCCGGGTGTAATTACGAATAGCAGTAGCATTCATGTTTTGATATATATATGTTGTTACATATATCAAGTTATTCACAATTCTTTTCAATTTTATCTACCCACCTCGAATATTTGTATCGGTACATTCTTTGTATACACCATCCTTACCAACACTCGGTGTCTTCTTGTTAGGGTAACCAATCTTGTCCTTCACTGTATATCCATTTGCTGGAACACCATATGCTAATGCATTTGCAACGTGCATCCCATATGCACTTTTGTATGACGAAGCAGCATTGGTAATGGTATTGTATCTTCGTCGAGCAATCAAATCACTTGACGACACTGCTCCTTGTTGAGCAAATTGATAATTATTTGGTTTGTAATGCAGAACAGTGTATCGCAATTTGTAACTGGATACATTTGGGGATGTATTGGTTTGGTATGTTCCGCTTGTAAATCCAAGAGAAGTCGTTAGAATATCATTGTTCAAAATAATCTTAGGTGCACCACCCGGCGATGCAGGTATAGTCCAATCAACTGCTAGATCTCCAAGGTCTGAGAATATTACCGGTGTGGTCAAGTTCGTCGATGCATCGATTGGCGTAGCAGTAAATTGCACCTTCTTTGTTAAATTGTTCATTTGGATGTCCAATAAAGTATTTTTGGTTTTGTTGTCGGGTTGTAAGAAATAATGGTAGTTATTGATCATCTCGCGCTGCAATAAGTTGTTTATATCGGATACATCATAATACCCTGCTGATACATCCACCGTAAATTGAATTTGTCCATTATCGACGGATATCCATTCGTAATTGAAACTTGTATCCACAGACAGAAAGTGTTTATCACAATCGGTCTTTCCAGCGGGACTGTACAAATTGTTAACAGATAGCCCACTTCCGGGTGTTACACTAGAGTCCCCTTCGCGAATATAGTTGTATTGATTTTGTTGAAATGTCTTGCTGCGACTGTTCAAATATTGGTTCGCATTCGCATAATACTTTGATTTGTTATTTGCAGGATCGAAATTCTTTTTAATCATTCCACTACTTCTTAAGCGACTTAATGCATTCTTTTGTGGCGTTCCGATATCACATTCAGCGTCACAACTTCCAGGTATTTCTGTTTTATTGCTCGTTAGATGGATGTCTAATGTATTGACTAAACCATTTTTATTCGTCGCCTTTGAATTAATAATCGATCCGTTCGGCATATTTAGTAAATCTATCGAAACCGACGTACGAGAATTGCACGTCGGATCTCGTGTCGCAATCTCGCGACGATAAATCTCTAAGGGTTGACGTTTGAACAAATTGCTACCACTTATCGTTCCTTCACGCTTATTTTTTCTAATGGTTGTAGTAATTTGTTCAAATGTTTCTCCTTTCCATGATGGAAGGACAGATATGGTATTTTTAGTAAATATCTCCGTCATTCAGTATAATATATAGTATTATGTTATAATATAATTATGAAATTGTCCGTAAATATTCCTACTGCTATCCTAATTATCTTGGTAGTGTTTTACACGTTCATCATCTTTTCTCATTTTACTAAAAATATGAGAGAGGGTCTTGAGAACCAAGACGAAGAGAATTTAGAAGAAACCGATATGCCCGAAGAAGAAACCGAAGAAGAACCCGAAACCGTTCTGACTCAGATGACCCGCATTGAGGGAGAAATCGAAGATCTTGAATCGGAAATCGAAAAGCGTAACAAGGTTATTGAAGATTTAAAGAAGATGATAGACGAGACCGAAGAAGAGCCCGTGGAAGAATAATTTAAAAACTATAGACAAAACCTAATAAACATATGTTCATTTATTTGATTAGATAAATGAACATCGCATTGAAAACAAATCAATATTCCATTCATAATACTTATTTGCTTGAGAAAAAAAATAATGTTATCGTCGAAGGGACGTTTTCGAAAATCGTATTTTCAAATCAGTTCTTCACCATGAATGGTATCTATTTTTATTTAACCTTGCGAGAGTTTGAACAAAAACATCATTTAAATGGTTTGTTTTTGCAGTTTCACCCTTATCAAGAACAGAATTTACGCATGATTCAAGAGTTGGTGCGCATTGAATATAACATTTTGGATTATTATCGGCGCCAAAACCATTGCAAGAAAAAAATATCTAACATCCTATCCAAACAGTTGTATTCAGGTTGTATGAAAATATATCGTGATCTAAAAAAACACGCGAAACCTATTACAGGCGTTGATAACAATCACTATGTTATCAAAATATCAGGTATATGGGAAACGATAGACGAAGTTGGGTTAGCTATAAAGCTTGTTGTTGCATCTTCTCCTTGAAATTAAAACGACATTTTCATTCCACCGCCTCTTCTGCCAGCCTTGAATGGACGGGTTCCTTGTCGAAGATCATATGGAATATTTTCATTCGAGTTATTTGGTTTTTCTGTGTCAAATGTTTTGACATCGACAAACCCAGTTGTTTCATTTATTTCATATGTCAGATTTTTGATTGTATGGTGTCCGCTATTATCTGATTTTGATATATATGTATCAAATTCACCCCGATTTACAATTTTTTTCAAACCATCTTTTAACTGCAAAATATTTTTGTCCATGATAGGATAAAACTGCTCGTAGTTAATGGTTAGTCTGTGTTTGTCTACTCTATTTTTCATCATATTGTCTTCATATCCCCACGCCCAGAAATTGGGGAAACCCAGGGTTTTTTCAAAATCTGCTCCAGTCATTGATATAATTCCACCTAAAGCAAATTTATAGCCATAGAAGTGCTTGACCTTTCCAGGGGTTGTTTTGTAATTCAAAAAGTTTTTTAAATATGGCATCGTATCTACATCATTGAATACTAACGTAATATTTTTGTAATCGTTTGGATACTGTTCTTTTACCATCAAGAAACCAATATTTTTCATGGCTCCTCGATTGAAATCCCGTTTGTCGACTTGATGTATATAATAAATCTTGTACTCGTCTTTGGGAATATCTTCCATGACCGAAATCATATGTCTCGCAAAAAATCCTTGTTGCTGCGAACGATCTCTATATGGAACAAGAAATACCATGGACGGTACATTTTTCTTCTTGGCTTCTTCGTCTTCCTTCTTCTTGGCTTCTTCGTCTTCCTTCTTCTTGGCTTCTTCGTCTTCCTTCTTCTTGGCTTCTTCGTCTGCCTTCTTCTTGGCTTCTTCGTCTGCCTTCTTCTTGGCTTCTTCGTCTGCCTTCTTCTTGGCTTCTTCGTCTGCCTTCTTCTTGGCTTCTTCGTCTGCCTTCTTCTTGGCGTTAGTCTCCTCTATTTTTTTATTGATAATATCTTCCATATTTTCAGTAGAACCCTTTGCAGAAGTATTTTTTGTTGCTGTTGCAACGGGCACTTCAGTAACATTCGTGTTATTCGCAACAGATACTTCATTTGTTTTCGTTTTTGCTGCAGCATCTGCTAGTTTTTTATTAATGTAGTCTTCCATATATACATTATTTACAATAAAAATATGTATGTTTTCCTAAATTAATACATCAGACGCATTACGTATATTTATGAATAATTACACTTGGTATCAAATTGTCTTTAAACATTTCCAATTTTTTGAAACATTTGTTGATTGTAACTTCACTCACGCCAGACATTGTACGAATATCTTGTTTACTAATATTCAAATTACAATTGTGTGCTACAAAATATATAATTCCCGCAGTAATTGCATGAGGAATATTATCGGCAATTAAGTGTCGGTCTTGCACCTGTTTAGCAACAAATCTACATACAGCAGTTAATTCGGTACTTATGTTCAACTTGCTGCAATACCTTTCAATAAATGAAATCGGCAGTGTAATTCCCAATTCAGTCTGTTCAGAAGGCAACACATCTCTCTCAATGTTGTTTAAAATATTCACCGCCATTGAACAACCGTTTGTTGCACTGGTTTTATCCAACTTGAATATATTTGCAATCTCGTGTGCATTTCGAGGACAACCGTTCAGTCGACACGATATATAGATCGACGCCGATTTGATACCATCTCGATTTAATCCACGAAACATCTTTTGTGCGGATATATCTTTGTGAATGGCGATCGCGTCATCGATAAATATTTTTGGAATACCTGAATTTTGTGCCATGGTGGTTATAAACTGAAATTCATCGTACAACGACTTTTCTTTATGAGGCATAGACTGCCATTCTGTCCACTTTCGTATTCGTCGCATTTCATACGATGATTTACTATTGCACAATACTTTGCACCCAAAAGACGACTCGACCAAAAGCGGATTAATTGGATTACCACAACGCGATGGATCCTTAGCATTTCTATCCTCCGCTCCATAGAACCTCCATTCGGGAGAATAATCAAGCATTTTCGTATTTGCTATACCACATTGCGTATTCGAACATATAGGCAAGCGGTCTTCCATAATAAACAGTGGAGATTGACAACTATAACACACGTCTAGGTTTTGCTTTGGTTTATTTTCACTAATATCGGTTTCTTTGAAGATTTGTATGTCTTTATCAAATACATCCCATATTGCGTCCTTGTCTATTTTATGTAATTGAGTTTTCTTTTTTTTTGTTTTAGTCAAATTCGATATTGATTTACGCTGACTGAGTGTTTCGTTTTTAGCAGGTTCTTTGGAAATCTTCTCTATCTTCTCTATCTTTGCATTTTCGGGTTCAGACGAATTCATTGAATTAGTAACATACTGTAAATTGTCGATTTGAACGCATTCTTGTGAATTTGTATACATTGTCGTGAATAGAATATGTTTGTTATTTTGCTTGGAAATCAATTTTGTATATTTTTTTTATCATTATATAGTAAATATTATGGACGCATCTGCTTTCGCTAGTCAAGCAGGAACCGCAGTTGCAAGTGCCGGAACATCATTATCGAATGCTACAATGAAAACAATGAAAAAAATCGCTGAAGCTAGGTCACGCAAAGTGAGTCAACAACTTCTTAAATCTCACTGCGAAGAATTGAACAAAGAAATGGTGAATAGTGTCGATAAGATTGTAGATAAACTCAATATAAACGATCAATCTGAAATATTTGAGAAAGTAGCAGATAATTATTTTGATAACGATTTAACTGAAATAATCAAAAATGAGATAACTTCCAGTTTAACCAATAGTGTGCGAAAGAACTTACGTAATCAACTGTATGACCACTACAAAAAGGATTTTAAGGTAGAGCAAGACGCATTGGAAAAACAAGAAGAAGGTATAGAAGGTGGCGGCATGTATGATAAGGCTAAAAATATGGTTTTAAAGAAACTGTTTGGTAAAGCGATTAGTCAATTAGACCCTATGATTGCTGGTATAGTTACACAAAACCAACAAGTACTGAAGCATATAGACGGTCTTAAAGGTCAACTTGATTCAAATCCAGAAATTGCACAAACCCTTATAGACGAATTAAATGCCGGGAAAATTGGGGACAAATTGTCCAAACTGCATCCTGAAATAACAAAACTAACTACGGCATTACCAGAAAACATACAGGGACCGTTATTAGGTAATATTCGTGCAGGTATACCAGACATTGTATGTGATGCTACAAAAATAGAAGGAGGTGGTGGGGGTCCTGATGAGATCTCAACAAAAGTTGCTGCTGCTGGCGCTGGTGATGATAATGATAGTATTGATGTTGACACGGAAACTAGTTCAAATTCCAATTCCAGTTCCACTTCATCTTCAGGAGACGAAGCAGCAATGATGAACGAATTAGTAACTAAGGTAAATCAACAAATTTTGATGGACGACGACTTAATCGATGATTTCAAGAAAGGAATTGTTGAAAATATTGCAAGCGGTGCATTTAAAAACGCTTTGCAAAGAGAAGTCATCAATAGATTGGAACCAATGATAGAAAAAACGATGGAGAGTAAACTGAATGAAATATTCGAGGATATGGATTTCAAAGAGACTGCGATGGAAGTAGTAAAAAGACAACAATCACTATATGATAGTCGAAATAAAGGGAAAAAGCAAGGAGGGAAAAAGAGAACCATCAATAAGAAAAAGAAGTCAAACAAGAACCGCACTCGTCGATACCGTAAGAAATCAACATAATAGGTAACGATTGATAAAATCAGTTCTTTCTTCAGGTGTTAACATGCCGATCATCATCCGAATTCGGTTTACATATACTTCATCGTCATTACCAAAGTAACATAGTTTGTAGTATATTGTTGATACCTCACTATCAGACAACTCTCTGTCTGGGTAGAACCGACGAATAATGTGAAAAAACGCAGGCATATTCGTTTTTTCCACATGATGTGTGTTATTAAAATAATACATTACGTCTGTATACAATACGCTGGGTAGGTGGTAATAATGATACATATCAATCAAATTCATATCTGAATGGATTGTCCGAATGTCCCGTGAAAGTTCTTTTGGAATGCAATTGTATGCGTATGGATAAATGTGTTCAATTACAACATGGTCTATTAATCGATTTGTTAGAAAGGTATGCAGTTGAGGTTCCATATAACATATATACAACTATTATGTATATGTTATTTTGTTTTTCATATTTAATAGGATATTTTTTTCTCTATCTTGGCGAGAATTTCAGGATTGTATACTAATTTGCCTGTAGGTTTGTATTCAGATATGTCGTTGTATTCCTTTTTCGGTTTCTCTTGTGGTCCTTGGTGATTGAACAGTCCTGCATTAATATCATCTTCGTCTACCAGTTCTTCTTGATCACCTTTTTTCTTTATTACATTGCCTTTCTCATCCAATATTACTCCAGTTTTCTTCTTGATTTCGCTCCTTACGTACGATGGTATCCACTTTTGCCACGATATAAACAATGTATTTGGATGAATGTATCTTATATGAAATCCGTTCTCTTCCAATTTTGCTACTAAATAACCAGTACAGTCCTTGTTGTCGTAACATTGTTCGCCAAATATAAACTCGGGAACATTATAAAAAATGTGTGTATCCGATTTTGCTCGTGAAATACGTTTGACCCTCGTATGAATTCGATTCAATATTTTGTTATAAATGCTCAATTGTTTCAAATCGCGTTGCTGTCTCTTTTCAAATAATCCATCAATGTCCATTTGGTTGTCTGATTCGTTCTCATCCTGAAATAAGAAGTAAGACATAGAGGTAGTATTATATTTAAAACAGAAAAAACATAAGAACTTTAAACTATTAATTGTATATGGATAGTTCAAATAATATAGTAGACACATCAAATAATGATACTTCACAACCAACAGAAAGCAACAAAGAAGACACTTGCATAAAGCATCTTGTCTGTTCGGGCGGAGGCATAAACGGATTTTTGTTTTATTCGGTATTAAAAGAAACCAATATGCGTAAATTATGGGCATTGAAGGACATACAAACTTATTATGGAACATCTGTCGGAACCATTATTGGTGCAATGATTTTATTGGCAAAATCGTGGGAAGACATTGATGATTATTTAATTCATCGTCCTTGGGAAAACGTATTCAAATTCGACTTACCTATATTGTTTGAGTCAGTTGACCGGCGAGGTGTTTACAATATGCAACATATTCATACTATTTTAGCGCCATTTATTTTGGCCAAAGACAAAACGTTGGATATGACTATGTTAGAATTTTATGAATTGACGAATGTGGAATACCACTGCATTGTTACAGAAGTAAACACACATACACAGATTGATGTATCTTATAAAACCCATCCAGATTGGAAGTTATTGGATGCAATTTATTCGTCGTGTGCATTGCCTATAGTGTTTGCCCCGTTATTGAAAGATGATAAATGCTATGCAGATGGATCCATTATTACAAATTGCGCAATTAAAGAGAGTATCGAAAACGGTGCCGATCCAGATGAAATACTTGCCGTATATAGTTTTCAGGACGCGGAACACGCTACATACATAGATGAAGATTCTACAATGTTTGATTATGTGGGAAAAGTAATGAAAAACATCATTCATTTACGTGCAACACATATATACCCTGATGTAAAATATGCGTATAAATTGCCTACATTATCAACGAATTTTTCAAGTATATACGATTTGTCCAAAGACAAAGAGAGACGAATTGAATTGATTGAAGGTGGAAAGAAATATGTATAAAATTGATGTAGATACGTCAAAACACTAGATACATAAACATATACAACACGTCATAATGTCGATTGCAACACGCGTTACATTTTTTCATATTCGAGATACGATTAGACATATGGGGCGATACAATCCTCCAGTTTTAGGACGGTGGGCATTGAATACAGATACGCGCGTCGAACGAGTTGTAAGACTTGCAAACGAAGACCATTGTGGAACGTGCGGATATTCTGAAGGAGTGTCTGCTTTTCGGAAACGTGAAATGAGTAATAATGATGATATATTGGACTTTGATTACTCATTTATCGCATTGAATACGCCAAATTAATCCAAACAAATATAATAAAAATAATATAAAACTATTTTTATTGTATATTGTGTATAATGAATCCGATGGACGTGAAACATTGTTGCGAAAAACACCAAATACATTCTACGAATGCAATATCTCCTTGCCGTGGAATTTGTTCTATGTGTAAGAAAAAACGAGTACACGGTTATGAAAATCCCGACCATGTATCGAACCCATTTGGTTATTTGTATTTAATCCCGTCAATCTGTTTGGATTGTTCGACTAAAACAAAACAATGTATGTGGTGCCCAGATACATAATCTCTAATTTGTCATCGTATTTACAAAATGTTCCAGGTATTCGCTCTTGATAGGAGAGTCAAACTCAATGGTTTTACTGTCCTTGACCATTTTGATGGTAGGGTAAGACTCAATGTTGTACGTATTTAAATAATGAGTGACATCGCTAGATTCTTTGGTGCAATCAATGTCTATACATTTCACGTTGTATCCATTCTTGTCTTTGTTATCAAATTGCTTTTTAAATGTGTTCCATTCGGGAAGAGCATTCTTGCAGTGAGGACACCAATCTACGTGGAACATATATACGAATAAATCCTTTTTTCTACGGTTTGCATTAGCTACATCAGACTCTACGTTCATTTTATTTTTGTAATAGCGATGATACGCTAGCATACCAAAACTTGCGAAAATAAGAACGCTGATTATCACGATGATATAATTATAATACGGACGAACCAACCTTTGTGCGACTTCTGTGAACTTGGCCATGATTATAATATATGACCAGATATTTCAGGTTACCAGAAAACGAATATGAACTCCTAAATTTTAGTAAGAAATATAATATAGGAATATTGTAAAGCAACTCATGTCAACCAAGAATACGACTCGTAAGATGAAACGGGTATTCAAGAAAAACGAATTCAAAAGCAATGACGGCATCTTAACTAGTGTATGGGGACCTAGCATGTGGCATTCTATGCATTCGATCAGTTTTAATTACCCAATCAATCCTACAACGCAAAATAAAAAGGAATATCGGGATTTTATTTTGAATTTGCAACATATATTGCCGTGTGGAAAGTGCAGAGAAAATTTAAAAAATAACTTCAAAACGCTTCCTTTGACTATGGACAAAATGAAAAATCGCGAGACTTTCTCTAGATATGTGTACGATCTTCACGAAGTGGTGAATACAATGTTAGGAAAGAAGTCAGCGCTCTCGTATGAAGATGTACGGGAACGTTATGAGCATTTCCGTGCTCGCTGTTTGTCTGAAGACGTTCCTATCAAAACTGAAAACGGATGCGTCGAACCTCTCTATGGTATCAAATCCAAATGTGTTTTGAAAATTGTTCCTTATGATGAAAAATGCGAGACTCTCGAAGTAGATAACAAATGTTTGAAACAAAGAAAGTAAAATATTTAGTAGTTGTTTCAAACATTTATTAGTATTAACCGTTTCAGGAAATATATAATGAAAATATATAAATCAATTCATTATATGTCTGCATTAAAGAGTTCTAGTACATCCGATTCCACAGTATTAAATGAAGCAGAATTTGAGAAAAAACAAGAAGAAGTCTCTCATTTGAATCCATTATCTGCGCCAAACAGTGAAGACATTATCCCATTCTGGGCAACCAATCCGAATATATTGTTTGATAACAAGTATTTGCTTGAATTTTTCCCTGTTTCAGAAATGACCTATAACCAAAAACTGAACGCCATTACTCGCACAGTCATTATATTATCATTGCTTACCTTCTTTACTTCGAGTAATATTCGTGTAATCATTGTTAGCGTAATTACTCTCTTTGCGATTTTCATATTGCACTATTACCACTTGAAAGAAAGCACCAACAAGAAAAAATCGACTTTGTTAAAAGAGGGTTTTGCAAACCCCGCTATGGATTACTTGGAGGCTGAAGATATCAATATACCCGATGATGTCTTTGACAAACCCACCACTGAAAATCCTTTTAGCAATGTTCTTATGACTGATTATGATTATAATCCCAATAAGAAACCTGCTCCTCCCGCATTTAACAAAAACGTCAATGAGAAAATTTTAGAAGACGCAAAACAATTGGTCATCAACTCTAACCCAGGACAACCCGACATTGCGGATAAATTATTCAAGGATTTAGGAGAACAATATGTTTTTGAACAATCTCTGCGTCCTTTCCATTCAAATCCCAACACGACTATCCCCAATGACCAGGAAGCATTCGCCGAATTTTGTTACGGAAGTATGGTTTCTTGCAAGGAAGGCAATCCTTTTGCTTGTGCGAGAAATTTAACACGTCATACAAATTAATTATTCATTCATAAATAAAAATTAAACAAATCCTTTATTTATGAAAATTCATTCTCTTGGTATAATATAAATAGATGTCGTCTGTTAATTCCTATTTGTTCCATAATACTAGTCGTATTGGATCCGATATGACCGATCAAACACAAAGAAACGTACATAATACCCGTTTTGCTAACCACACCTTATCGAATTATTTTAGCAAGGATACTTCTGACCAGCATGTAAATTTCGCTGTTCAGCAACCTACCATGAACTTTAATGGTGTGTCTCACGGTAGTGGATTAACTGGTTCTATTGTGGACCACGAATCCAAATTAAGAATTAAGGATGTGAACGTGACCCCTGCCGAGAAGGTGCAATTATTCACTCGTCCTTTCGCCACCGTTCCTTATCTTGGACGTGGAAGCGTTGACCCCCAGGTGGAGTCTCAACTTATGCAAGGAGAGTTTGTTACCGATAAAAAGAGTGCGTCTACTATCATGGACAAGTCTTTCACTGACCATTCCCTGCATATTCTGACCAACGACATGGAAAACCATGTTGCTAACGCTTCCGAAAATGTGGAAGAGGCTGCTTTGGAGGGATGGGTGCGTGGTGGTGCGAACACCCGCCAATACACCAATGACGACCTGAAGGTCCATTTGGCTCGCCCCAGTCATATGATGTAAATCAACACATAAGAAAAATAAATAGCATAATTCGTTATTTATGTTTGTATCTTCCAATCTGGAATGCGAGAAGAAGACGACAATGTGGGTGTTTGTTTTTTTCCTGTTTCACCAAATTGCTTTGTATGAAATTCAATACCCAATCGCTCAAAAAGTTTCATTATCGAAATATTATATTGTGTTTCATCTAATATACCTAACAACGTATTTGTAAATTCACCGTATGACTGTTTCTGTTTCCGGTTGTATACTTCCCAACTAGTTTGACTATCCAAACTGCTACTCAATGTATATACGTGTGGGTTCTCCATTTCTATGTCGCGTACCTTTTCTATCAACACCTCTCCTGGTTCTCGATACGTAAAATTCCACGGTAAATCCGTGATTGTGCCGCTATGACAACTATCAAATATCATACACACTCTGCATTGTATATTGTGTAACCATGCATGTATTTCATCGTCGCCAATGTATCCTTGTTTGAGGTAATCCATTGGTAAAATCACACTGTCTCTTCCGTATTTCTCGTCTCCATTTATATCAAATATTGTATTTCCATGACCGCTATAGTATATCCATAATTCATCCTCGGTTCTCGTCACTTCCTTTTTCGCTTTCTCTAACACATTCCATATTCTCTCTTTGGTCGGTTGTTGTTCTTCGTTGTCGTCCGTCAACATATAGATAGTGTTTCTCGAGAACCCCAATCGAGTTAGCAATGTTTCATATATTCGTCTCGCATCATATATGCAACCATTTAACTGTATCGATTTGTCCAATTTCGAATAATTTACGCCAATTATGACGGCGACCTTTACCATCTTCGCGCCTTCAAATAAAATGACATGCGATTTTATTTTATCAAAAATAAATGATACAAATTTATAAGACCACTATATATAATGGAATTTACAAACAAGGAAGATACATTACCCTTCGAGAACATATATAAATTCTGTAAAGTCAATAGTAGCGGAACCAAGACACACGCACTTATTTTCCGCGGAAACAGTGAAACCAATCAGATTGACGAATTGTTTGATGATTTAGAAATAACCAACATGAAGTTGAATAACACACACGTTCAGTTTTCCGACCAGAGTGTCCACAAAGACGATACTATACAAACAATCAAACATAAATTATTGAAAGAGCTTGGTATCGACAATCGCGCATACGAGAACCTATATTTTTATGCGAAAAGTTCTCAATATATCAATTTGTGGAACTTGTATCAGACAGTTACGCAAAACGATAACTATCCTCTGACGCAAAGTAATTTTGGTCAGATATTAATTCATTTAAACGTATCAACTGATTTTGTGACAGACATACCAATCAAGTCCACCTATTCTTACCAGGATTTACTGCAGTTTTTCAAGAAAAATGAATTCGAAACAGAAATATACATCCCAATTGGACAAAAGTTCGCGTCTCTATATGATTACTTGTTCTCTGGTAACCCCCACGACTTGACTGCCTATTCGCCAGAGTATGCACAGAGTTCAGCAAATCCGTTGTATTTATATGAACAGTCCCTTTTATTCACGTATGGAGAACTCAGAAATAAGGAAATTTACTATATTGAATTAGAAGATATGATCGAGCATACAAATTTGGTGAATATCAGCGAAGAAATGATTATCAAAAACTATTTTCCATTGCTTATCAAGCAACAAATCACATCGTACAGCTTGTTTGAAGAAAATAAATTATTGCTTATTGATACGTACAAAAATGCTATGCTTCAACCAGTTGAACAATATGTAGACATTCAAGAAGCGATGTACTCTATTTATCAATCGCGAACGGAAGAGTTGCAATATTTATCTAGAGGCATCACTGAATTTGATATGATCATTCATCCTGTCCGTGATACACAATTGCCTCTGGACATTGTATTCAAGAACATTCATGCGAGCAAAGAAATACCATTTATCAAATATAACCCTAGTATGCGACGCGAAAACTTGTATCGCATTTATTCTGAAAAGATTGCTACCAATGGTACAAAAATACCTTATTTGAAAGAACCATCCGTACATAGCTTATCAAAGGACATTGGTAAACCAAAAACTATTGCGTTTTATATAGATACAAACGACGACAATTATACATCCGTCGTCATGGAATTGCATAAGAACGGCAATATGTTTATAAAATCCAGATTGAAAAATGTAATTACTTCTGATGCAGTGAATTCGTCCATTACACCTCTTATTAATCATATTATACGCAATATGAATGTATTCCTAGAACAAATTGGTTACCAAATGAAGACAATCAAAAATATGTACGATAGTCGCATTGAGTTTATGAATATTGATGTTCAATGTGAATTTGATATCAAAAAAGACCTGCATCTTAAAAAATCACCCTATATTCACTGCATTACGCGCACATTTGATATTACCGAAGGAGATGCAAAAAAAGGTTATCTGTTAAATTATAAAAAGGTGAACAACTATCGTAAGATGGACGCAATTCAATCATTAATTACTACTGTATACAACAATACCAATAGCGACAAAGATGTCATTGATGCATTGCAACTAAACCATAATATGGAACACGACGAAGCTATACAGCACTTCACCGATTTTTTGAATGATTTTACACAAATCAATGGAGAATATGTAAACAAAAATACGCAAATTGTTGAAAATCCTGGGTTCCGAATTTCATTAAGACCGTCCGTGTTTGAAAACAAATTCACCATTATGGTTACGGGTGTAAACAATATGAATTATATTGAACCTTTGTTTGCAAATATCGATACATTATTGCGCATTACCCAGCAACCCGATACTACATCTTTTCAGTTAGGCAAATTAGCAGAATTATGTAAAAGATCTGCAAAAAAAGACGACATTCCAAAAGACAATTTGGTAGTGACTGTAGAACCTATTATCAAACCGACCATTTTCCAACCCGAACCCGAAGAAAAAGAAGACGACGATGAAGGATTTTTTTATGTAAGTGAAGATGATGATGACGATGATGATGACGATGATGATGACGATGATGATGATGATGATACACAAGACGGCGGTGCAACAAAACAGAAGAAACTCACATTGGAGAAGAAACCAATCGACCGAGTGAACAAGCTGTTTTTCGACAAAAAGAAAAAACTTGAACCAAATCTGTTCTTAACAAAAGCGCAAGGACAATATAAAAATTATTCACGTGTATGTCCAGTCAACCTAAGTCTGCAGCCTATCATTTTAACAGATGAGGAAAAACAGAAATTAGACAGAGAAAATAGACAAGCCTACAAATATGCTGTCCGCTATGGAACCAATCCAGACAAAAAATATTGGTATATTTGCCCTCGTTATTGGTGTTTGAAAACAAACGAAGCCTTATCCGAGGAACAAGTCAAACAGGGCGTATGCAAAGACAATCTTCACGAATTCACTGAAGATAGATTTCATAAGGATAAAAATCAAGAATACAAATGGCACAATCCTGGTTTCAAAGGTAAAGATGCGCATCCATCTAGTTGTTTGCCTTGTTGTTACGGAAAAGACTGGAATGCAGCTCAATTGAAGAATAGACGAAATGAGTGTGGTATTACAAAAGACGACATTTCGATACCCGATGGCGAAGATACCGGCGATATAGAAGCAGACGAGAAAATAGAAGTTCAAAACGAAAAGGATAAAGAAAACGAAAAGATAAACGAGGATGAGGATGATGATGATGATGATGACGTTTACCCAATATTACCGAATTTAATGTATGTAGTCGGGCCAGATAAATTCCCACTAGCAACAAACCGGTCGGGATTTTTACCCAAGTCTATTCAACAGTTACTCAACATTGAGTATGCGGATATGCTTATGCCTACTAATTCTGCTCTTATCAAACCGAATACTTCTATTATATTGCGTGCAGGCATAGAACAAACCCAGCATCAATCATTTCTAGGATGCATTGCGAATATGTATTCATCTTATCACAACCTGATACATCGCATTGCATCGATAGAAGAAATCCAACATATTCTCGCAAAAGCCATCGGCATTGACGATTTTATTAAATATCAAAATGGCTCTTTGTCTACCTTATTTATGCCTAAAACTCGCACCAAAACAGACATTGTTAAGAAATACGAGGATAGCGAGTTGTATAAAGAACTCGATATGGCGAACAAAACGCAAGAAAACTATTTCAATGATACTGTATCTGCTTTTGAAAACTTCAAAACGTTCTTGACCGACAAAGATGCATGGATTGACCATACTTATGTATGGGACATCATTACTACACCTAATCCAAAATTGTTTAAAAATGGACTGAATTTGGTTATTATTCAAATTGCAAATAACGACATTACAGACAATGTCGAATTTATCTGTCCCACAAATTCATATACGAATACCTATTACGATCCATCTAGAGATACGATTTTACTCATCAAACAAGATGATTTCTACGAACCGATCTATTTCTATAGAACTGATAGCAGAGGTCAACCTCTTATTCACACGAAACCGTTCTTAAGCGACACCAACATGACTTCCCAATTTGCAAATCTGTTGCGCATATTACAAAACGATTTGACGAAGAAATGCAAGGCAATGCCCAGCATGCCCAAAACGTATCATTTCAAGGAAAATATTCCTGCTGAAAATGTGATAGATTTCATCAATGAATATCAATATCATGTTATCAAACAAGTATCGAATTATAAACATAAAATCATTGGATTATTGGTGAAGATATACCTTGAGCACGAAGATGAATTTTTCATTCCTACATTGCCCTCAAAACGTGTGAGCAATATTCCCGTTGCCTATATGGACCAACTCTCCTGGGCTCCTTATGAGTCCACCAAGAATTTCTTGAACCGTCTTTCGATGGAAACTGATGGTGCTGTCTTTTCGAAACCAATCATGCGTGTTGAAGAAGATGAGATGATTGTTGGAATATTGACGGAAACAAACCAGTTTGTTCAAATCGTACCACCAATTGCGAATACAATTGAGGACGAATTGGAACCATACAAAGCATTGAATTATAGCAACGATGAATATTATCGTGCAGATGCTACTGTTACTACCGAAAAAACCGAAGACCCTGAAAGATTGGCGTCTATTCAAAATATATCACTTGAAAATAAATTCTACACTGCGTTCCGCACGACCGTTCGCATGTTGCTCAATGATTACGAAAATTATGAATTGAAGCAAAAATTGGTCGGATTGTTACACTCACCGAATATATTCTATCAATTGAAGTTGAAAAAAATAATTATATTACTGCGCGTCTTATTGAAAAAACGTGTTGCATTTGGGACCATGAACCAACGTGTATTGGATAACATGAGCGAAGTATATACTTGCATGAGCGATTGCAAAGACAAAACGTATTGTTTGAGTAAAAACGACGAATGCAAGTTGATTGTTCCCAAGAATAATTTGGTGAACCAAGTCGATAACCAAGTATTTTACTATGGTCGTCTAGCAGATGAATTAATACGGTTCAAACGCATTCGTTTGTTTTTGTTAGATAACAACAAATACCTGAATTATACAGATACGGATTACCAAATCAATGATAATGAGGCGTTGTTAATACAAAGTGCATTAGATAGCGAGAACTTGAACAAATTACAGCCATTCCAAACAAATGAATATTTACAATACATTGATTATGATACTGCAAAACCAAGCATTGTTGAGATAAAATATTCGAACCTAGTTACACTAAAAGAACGCAAACAAGCGTGCATAAAGAATGTCGTGAAATTGACTGGTCCAGCAAAGAGTTTCTGGAAAACAGTCTTTCCAAATGACACCCAAGAAATCGTATACAAATCCGAAATTGACTGCGGATATGTAATCATGCATGAGTTATTCCTTCGTCTTCGTAAAAACATCCCCAGCGTCTATGATATGAAAAAGCGACTGGCTCAACTATACAAACCAATGATGGAAAGTCACAGTGCGAAAATACTGCATATTTTGGGAAAACAAAACAAGAAAAATCAAATGATACAACAAGTGGTAAACAACCAGGTTTCGCTAGAAACACTTGTGATGAGCGACCAATACTACTTGACTGACTTGGACTTGTGGATATTGTGTGATTTCTACAAACTGTCTGTTCTATTGGTTTCAGATGCTTCATTGGAAAGTCTGGGATTGAATGTTCCTTGGTTAGTCCTAGGTGGAAACAAAAATGTAGACGTGTATTATTGTGTTCGTTCTTCGAAACTAGATGAATTGCCTGGTTATCAATTGATCAACTATGGTTTGGGTCTAGGTAAATTGGATAATTTCCGCACATTGTTGGACGACCCTGGATATGCAGGTCACGCGCTCACATTGAACAGTTACTTAGATACTTATAGTATTATGTAAACAAATTA